CGTGCACCTCCAGGCTGCCCCCCTGGGGTGGATACCCAGACTATGAGGACCGGCACGGATGTGGCATCTCCACCGCATCCTCGCGGTCGGCGATCCGGCACCGAGACGGGCGCCTCCGGGAAAGCGAAGCACGCGGGGTACACGCCGGTGCCGGCGTGTACCCCGCGTGCGGGATCGTGCGGGTATCAGCAGGCGTAGGTGGTGCCGTCGGCGGCGGTGTTCCAGTTGCAGGCGGTGATGCTGCCGGTGGCGGTGTTGTTGTCCAGGCTGCCCGGCTTCTTCAGCCGCAGGTCCGGGTTCTTAGCGGTGCTGGTGTTCAGTAGGACGTGGCGACCGTAGCCGCGGTAGATGTGGTGCGCGCCGCTGCTGTCGCGGTAATGGCGGCCGCTGCCGGTGTGCACGTAGGCCTTCGCGCCAGCCGGCAGGCTGTACGACGGCAGCGCGCGGCCGTAAGTGTTGGTGGTGATGTCGGGGATGTAGCCGCCGGTGTTGACGGCCCGGCTGGTGACGTTCTTGATGACGAAGTACTCGCCGTTGAGGTTCCGCTGCGCGCCGTTGAGAGTGTCGGGTCCGGCGGCGTTGGGCCTCACGTGCGTGAGCATCAGCGCGCCGGTGGTGGAGGCGGCCTGGCTGGGCGTGGCCAGGGCCACCACGGCGAGGGCAGCAGTAGCGAGTGCGGCAGTGCGTGCGGTGCGGTTCACCAAGGGCCTTCCGAAAAAGGGGGGGGCGGCATCCAGACGGTGGCGATCATCCCACCCAGACAGGGCTGCAGATGCCGGAATCGGCAAGAACGACCACGGGCTGGAGCACATCCGCACGCGCGCCAAGCCTCCCGTGGGGAGCCGGGAGGCGGCGCGGCGTAGCGGCGCGGAGGGTCAGTCGCCCACGGTCCCCTGCGACCAGTCCTCCATCAGCGCCTTCAGCTTCGGGTGCCTGTCGAAGTACTCCTGGTCGGTCAGCTCCACCTCCTCGTCGGTGTCCCGGACGACGGTGCGGACCCAATTGCCGTCCGGCATGGTCAGGGTGCGGGGTCGGTAGGCGTTGTCCATGAGACCTCCAAACTCGGTGGGCGCATGTGCCTGCCCTCCCGGGGGGAGGTCGGGAGGGACGGCGCGGCCCCGCCTGCGCGGTCGACGCAGGCAGGGCCGATGCGAGCTACCCGACGGGGGTTCGAGTGCCGCACCAGCAGAATGCACCTGAACCAGCCATGGCGGTAGATGTGCGGCTGGAATATGTCGGTGGTGCACAGGGGCTGACATGAAGCACGCGTTCCGCCTAACGTGATCAGGCGGCCGCCGATTCGTTCGCAGCGGCCCGAAAGGGCGTGGGTGTGCACCCACTCTCGGTGGCCGCACCTACTTCAGGGAGGCGACATGCGCCGCGACAGCGTCTGGGGCTGACCCCACACGACAACGCCCCCACGGCCGGCTGGCAACGGGGGCGTTCGTGCGTCGCCTGGTTGGCGGAAGCCGTGTGACCGACGTCGGCTCCTCATGTTGGGTGTGCATGAACTACACCGAAACAGAAGACCGGGCCGCCAAGGACGCGGGCGTCATCGTTCTCTATCTCGACGCCACGGAGGCACGACTTACCCTTCGCGCCTTGGACGAGGCCGAGGGCCTCGCAGCAGCGCGCGCTCGGCTCGACAAGCTCATCAGGGGGCAGGGCGAGTAGCGCATAACGTTCCCTTATGCGCTAGAATTTGAGCATGATTCAGGCGCCCGGAGGCACCCCCGACAAGGAGCTCCGCACCGACCGCAGCCCCGAGACGGTCGAGTTCCTGTACGGCATCGACAGCAGCGTCGCCGACGACGACCGGTTCTACGAACCGCCGCACGTCGTGAAGTTCCGGATCACGAAGAAGACGCCGAAGCGGATCTACTACATCCCCGGGAACTTGGGGCGCCCAGTGCAGCGGTTCGTGGACCGCGTCGCGCTGGAACGGGACGGTAAAGTCCGGCGACGTTCGGCTGGCTGGTGGGAGCCCGACGCGACGGTCTACCTCAACCCGCCCGTCGTGGAGCAGGCAAAGCAGCCGGACCTCGCCGAGTTGAAGGCGGCCATGGCGGCTGCGCATCCTGACCGAGGCGGAAACGATGCCGAGTTCATCGCGGCTCGTGAGCGGTACCAGCGAGCCCGGACGGACAAGGCCGCGTGACCAACCAGCATCTCGCCACCCAAGCCGGGCAGTCGATCGCGCTGCCCGGCTCGGACCTATTCGAGGAGGTCCGCCGCAAGCTCATCGACGACCTTGGTGTGGTCCAGGTCGGCCGCCGTGGGCAGGAGCGCATTTACCGGCCCCGTGCCGAGCTTCTCGCCGAAGCTGTCACCACCGAGACGTTCGTGATGATGATGGACTGGTTGTCCTCCACCCGTCGCGGCTCGGTGAACACGAAGCGGACCTACGCCGACGACATCCGCCGTATCTGGGCCGCCTACGCTCAAGAACTCGGGCATGAGCGGTTCGCCCTCGGCTGCTTCAACGCCGACCACATCCGCGCATGGCGTATCCGGATGGAAGCTCAGGGCGCCTCACCGAAGTCGATCGGCCGCTACCTCAACGCTCTGTCCTCCCTGCACGTCTACGCCGCAGAGAAGATGGACCTGCCGAAGAACCCCGTCACCCAGGACGACCGGCCCAAGTTCGACAAGGGCAACACGTCCACGAGTACGCCGGTGCTGGAGCTGGATGAAGTCCAGGCTGTGGCCGCGCAGGCGGAGAACGAGTTCGACCTGCTCATCGTGATGCTGCTCTACACGCTGGCCGGCCGCGTCTCCGAGATGTGCGCCGCCGACCTGGACGCCCGCGTGGAACGCGGGCGTCGCTCATACATCGACCTCACTCGCAAGGAAGCGAAGGAGCGGCTGTTGCCTCTACCGCTCTCTGTCGCCGAGCTGCTCGACGCCCACACCGAAGGCCGCGAGGACGGGCCCCTGCTGTTGGACTCCAAGGGGCGTCGGCTCGACCGGCACGACGTCGCACGGCTGCTCGCCCGCCTCGGCCGCAGAGCGAAGGTGCTGCCCGGCCGGAAGCTCACACCTCATGTCCTCAGGGCCAGCCGCATCACGCACATGCTTGACGCCGAGGTCCCTCTCGCCGAGGTCCAGGCATTCGCCGATCACGACAACCCTGCCACCACGGTCGGCTACTGGAACCGGCGGAACAAGGGTCAGCGGAACGCCGCCCACGTGGACGCTGCGGAGGCTGTGTTCGCCGACATCACCCCAAGGTTCCGGCAGGACGCCTGACCTGGGGTATGGCATGTTATCGAGAGCTGTGACACCCAATCAGGGGACAGCAAAGCCCCTCCCGCCCGGAGGCGAGAGGGGCTTCTTCACTTCGGATTGCCGGTCGGGTTGCCGGGCTTCCCGCGCTTTATCCAGCGTGTGACGGTCTCGACGGTCGCCGGATCGAGCTTGGCGAGCCGGGTGACGGCGGTCGCGTCGTCCGCGGTCTTCACGACGCCCGAGTCGACGAGCGCCGCATCGAGCATCATGATGTGCGCCGTCTCCTGTGCCGGCTGGGTCGGCGTCTCCGGATCCGGAGGCGGCTCGACGGGTGGCGGCGGCGGGGGCGGTTCGGGGGGTGGCTCCTGCCAGCCCAGGTCGACCTGCGTCTCCAGGTCCGCAGCACCACGATCCGGGCGCCGCTGCACAGGCCGCTCAGCAGGAATCTCCATGTCAGACTCCAGTTCGGTTGTACTCCTCCACCAGCGGGTGCGGGTCCGGGGGCTTGCCAACCGGGTCACGGGCCCACCGGTAGAGCTCGTCCACCGTCCAGGAGAACGCGCGCAGGAGCGTCTCCATCCGTGAGACGCGGCCGCGGAGCCGGCAGTTCTCTTCGTCCACCCGATTCACGCTCGCCTGCAGTACTGCTAGGTCGGCCGCCTGCCGCGCAGGGGCGGCGGCTGCTTGTGCCGCGGCTTCCGTGGCTGCGGCCGTGGCGCGTGTCGCCTCTGCTGTGACCTGCGCGGCTCGCACGGTGGCACGGGCAACGAACCAGCCTCCGCCGCCCAGCACGGTCCCCGCCGCGGTCACGACCGCCGCCCATTCGCCCACGTTCATCCGCCCTCAGCTTTCCGGGCACGCCGCGGGGCTGGGGGGACCGAGTACTCGGGCACCGTTGCGGCCCAACAGATGACCCCCACATGTGAGGTCAGGTACCAGACCGCGACGAAGCCGCCGCGGGAGTAGTCGCCGCTGATGACGGCGGCGAGATAGGCGATAGCCCACACTGACGGCGGAATCAGTGCGGCCACGAAGCCGAACCAGTCGCGGCCCACGCGCAGGAACGCGGAGCCGAAGGTGACGAGTCCGGCGGTGATCCACAGCCATGACCACAGGCGGATGTCGCACACGCTGGTCAGGAGCCCTAGCCCGTCGGTGGGGGGCGGGTCGACGAGGAAGGAGATGCCCCAGCAGGACTTGCCCGTGCCTGCGATGGCGAGGAAGACGCCGCGACGGCCCAGGTGCTTGTACAGCCGCCGGGCCGCACGGCACCCCACTACACGCCCCGGACCGGCGCCGACGGGGTGGTCGGCGACACCTGAGCTCGGGTGAGGAGGGTCAGGCCAGCGAGGACCACCGTGTTGATGGCGCCGACGGTTTCCTGGGAGACGTCGTAGCCGAAGGTGGCGACGAGCACGGCTCCGGCGGCGACGATCGCGGTGAAGGCCTGCGGGGCGATGGGGCGGGTCATGGCGGCTGCGATGCCGCCGAGAACCGCGGTGACGAAGCCGACGATGCCGCCAGCCATCTCTGCGGTCAGGCCGGTGATGCCCAGGCTGACGATGAGGCCCAGGACGGCCGCGAGGGTGTTGATGACGACGACCGGTTCTCTGCCGAAGATCTTCATGGTGCTCCGTTCTTGTGGTGGGTCAGGCCGCCCAGCGGAGGCAGCGGATCAGGCGGTGCTCGACCTTGGCGGGCTTGTCGGCTCGGAGTTCGAGCTTGAGCTGGACGCCGTCGGCGAGCCGGCCGGGCCGGGTGAGGGTGACGTGGAGGGTGCCGTCGGGGCCGATGACGCCGCCGTCCATGGGCAGGTCGTGGGAGGCGCGGCCGGTCGCCACGGTCAGGTCGTGGAAGCGGCCCTCGACGCGGGTGCCGGGCTCGCCGGTGACAGTGACATAGGCGGTCGCGCTGTACGTGCACGGGCCCTGCAGAAGCGCGGTGTCGTCGGCCATGCGGAGCAGGGTCCACACGGACTGCGGGAGCTCCGGCCCGCTGGGCTCGATCTCGGTGACTACCTCGGGCACGGGGTCCTCCTCTGCGGGAGCGGGCTGGGGTACGGGGGGTGCGCTGGGCACGGTGACCGGGGTGCCGCCGGTCGCACGCCGGACGATCTCCGGGAACACAACGTCCTTGAACTGCCGCACGCGGGCGTCACCCGGGCAAGCGGTGCCGCCGGTAGACCACGCGGGGTGCAGCCTGTGGTAGCCGAAGCCGGGGTCGTCGTGGCTGCGGCAGATCCGCAGCGGGATGTCGTGCCGCTGGTGCAGCCACACCCCGAGCCGGATCAGGGCCTCGAGCTGGGCGTCGGTCCACGGGTCGGTGTGCTCGAGGTTCGACGCAGTCTCGATGGACACGGCGCCGGTCCCGTCCGGGCGCCGGTTCGCCAGGTAGTTGGCGTCGGCGCGGGTCTCGGTGCCGATGTACTGGCCGAGGTCGCCTTGGTACCCGAGGCCGAAATGGGAGTCCAGATTGGTGGACTGGGCCCAGTACTCGTACATGCGGCGCGCGGTCCACGGGGCGGCGATGCTGTGCAGGATGAACTGCGTCGGCCGGATCGCGGGCTGCGTGTCCGACTCGGGCTGCAACTCCATCCGGGTCGCAGCGGGATACCAGGCCATGAGGGCTCCAGGAATACGAGAGCCCCGGGCCGGGACGGCGCGGGGCGGGCGGTGGACGGAGTTGCTCAGGTGGTCTCGTAGGTGAACGTCATGTGCAGCTGGCCGGTGTTGGCCCAGGTGACGGGCACGGTGGAGGTGGCCTGCGACAGGTTCGAGACGGCGGAGCTCGCGGGGAAGAACGGCAGCACGCTGGTGCCGCTCGGGCTGATGACGACGTTGCCGGCGTACCGCTGGGACTGGAACGCGTGCGCGGACCCGACCCGGGTGCCGGTCGCGGCGGAGGTGAACGGCGCGGTGAACGCCCACACGCCGCTGCCGTAGGTGGTGGTCGATCCCATCGTGACGCTGATGTGCACCCAGCACGTCCGGCCGTACCGCATGTACCTGCCGCTCAACGTCCCGTTGCCGATGGCCGGGTTGGTTGTGGCCGCGGTCCACGTCGGGGTGTACGAGGTCCAGGCCGCGAGCATCGTGTTGAACTGGTCGCGGATCTCCTGGTTCATGATGGCGGCGGTCACCGTCTCGCCGACCGCCCAGGTCCGCGGGGTGAACGTCACGGCGTACCCTCACCGACTACCGGCGCGTCGGGGTTCATCGGGTCGGCCGGGTGCCACCAGTTGCGGTACTTCGGCATCTGCGACATGAGGCTGGCCTCGACCGCGGCGACGTCCTCGGGGTAGATGACGGTGGCCATGCCCCACCCGCACTCGGTGCAGCCGGCGCGCTGGTCGACCGGGGACGACACCTGCGCCGAGCCGCACACGCAGTCGACCAGCCAGCGGTTCTGGTTGATCCGCGCGTAGTACACGGTGTCGACCACCTCGGCGGGCGGCTCAACCGTGCGGCCCATCCGAGAGCTGTACCACTTGAACACCAGCTCGGCGCCCGGCACGTCCTTCCACGCGTCGCGGGGCATGGACAGCGGCGGGGTGTAGAACGTCTCGGCTCTGACCACGGCGATCGGCATGAGGGTCTCCTAGTAGGCGAGTCGGGTGGTGGAGTCGAGCACGGAGTACACGGGGTCCCCGAGGATCCACACGGAGTCGGTGGTGGTGCGCGAGGTGTGGAACTGCAGCCGGTGCTGGGCGTGGCCGATCTGCTCGGTGTAGCCCTCGACCGTGAGCGTCGCCGAGGACGACAGAGCCTCGGCCGGCATGCCGGTCACGGAGAACACCGAGCTGATGTCGGCGTTGAGAATGTCGGCGTAGGTGCTCATCGAATACGCCTCAACGGCGACCTCGCGTACCTCGGGCTGCGGGTCGGCGTACCGGGAGATGATCCAGTTCGCCGCGTCGAGCACCGAGTTGTCCGACGTCTTGAGCAGGTTCAGGTCCTGCTGGTAGATCCCGTAGGCAGCGCGGCTGCTGTCGTTGAGGACGCGCTGCGTGGCGCCGCCCGGACGCGACGCGACGATCGTGTTCGTGAGCTTCTGGTCGTCGTCGCGGACCTCGACGCTGTCGGTCTCCAGGTCGGCGTAGGCGATCGAGAACGCCTCGCTGAGCGGGTCGGGGTTGTAGCGGACGTCGCGCCCCTGGTACGCCAGCCCGAACGAGGAGCGCTCAGCCAGCAGCTTCGCGCCCTCGGTCTGCTCGACCTCCTTCATCCGGGCCAGCGCGCCCTGCCCGCCCGGGCCCTGCCCGGCGACCGGGTCGTGGGCCGTGCCGGTCACGGTCACCGAGGTCACCGAGGCGTAGGAGGCGAGGCGCTGGATCCGCTCGTCCGCGGTCTCCCCGTCGTGGGCCGTGGTGCCGGAGGTGTAGTGCAGCGCGAGGTCCGCGCCGAGCGACGCGGTCGGGTCGGTGTACAGGGCGACGTGGCCGATGCTGCCGGACCACAGCCGCCCGCCCTTGAAGCCCCCGACATGCAAGGTCCGCAGCCGGTACTGCAGCTCGACGGTGCCGACGGCGACCAGGGCCCCGTCGACCCATACGTCTTGGGCCTGCTCGTCGTACACGATGTGGTGCAGCGCCCCGTCAGCGAGGTTGCTGCTCGTCGTGCCGACGATGGTAACGGGCGCGTTCGTGCGGGTGCACTCGATCTGAAGGACCCCCGACGCGGTGAGGCTGAAGATGATCTGGTTGTCCTCGTCCGTAGACGTCACGGCGAAGATGACCCGGCTGACCGTCGTGGTGGAGAACCAGGCTTCGAAGTGGTTCCACTGGGTGGAGGAGCGTGCCTCGTAGGTCGCGCCGAGGTCCGCCACCAGGTACTTGCCCGCGGACGCGGACACCGGGGTGAAGAGGGGGATCTGTTCGCCGGTCGCTGCGGGCCCGTCCGCTGCGGCGAAGGCGAGCGTGCCGCCGGCCCCGGCCTGGGTGATGGCGAGTGACCCGGCCGTGATGCCGGACAGGTCGCCGGCGCTGGTCGAGTCGGACGGCTCGGTCAGCGGGTAGTACGCCGCGGGCTCGTCGAGCAGCACTTCCTCGGTGAGGCAGGACCGCAGCGCCGGCAACCTGTTCAACCGCTTGAACAGGTCGGTGCACGTGATCGTCGCGCTGCTGTACAACCCCGACCACTTCGTGGGCCAGTCGTTGACCATGCCCCAGAACCTGTGGTGGTCCCGGGCGCCGGTGCCGTCGTAGGCGGTGGCGCTGCTCGCTTCCTCGACCTGGCACGCGTCGACCCACACCTGGTCGCCGACGGCCGGTGTGCCGATTGCGCCGATCCGCACCTGGTGGGTGGTGGACGTCGCGGTCCAGGAGACGCTCAGCCGCTCGAACCCGTCGAAGGTGGTGTTCTGGTTGCCGGTGGTCACGTCGGCCACGGTCAGCCGGACCGGTGCGTCCCCGGAGGGTACCCACACGTAGGCGGAGAACGTGTACCGGCGGCCGATCTGGAAGCCGCTGATCTTCGGGCTGGTCATGGTCTGGCCGGAGACGGCGCCCCAGGTGATGAGCATCGCCTGGGTGCCGTCCTGGACGTGGGTCGCCGAGGTGGTGCGGGTCGGTGTGCCGGAGCTGGTCCAGTCGCTCACCCCGGTGGCGAACCCCGGATCCTGCAGCAGGTTCTTCGCCGTGGTGATGACCCGCACCCTGAGCGGGGTGTTCTTCTTGATGTTCGGGTAGTACGGGCTGCTCGACAGCCCCGGGGTGAAGCGGCCGCCGGTGTTGTCCAGGGTCAGGCTGCACGTGCCGGGCTGGATGTCCGACAGCTCGTCCGACGCGCCGCGGGTGATACTGATTTTGGCGCTCTGAATGTCGACATATTGAGTGATGTCGGTCCACGTGATCGACGCGGCCGGGGTGGACACCGTGGACCCGAACCCTGCCTCCACCACCAGCCGCGTCATCAGCCCACCCCCAGCGTCACGTTCACGCCCTGCGTTCTCTTCAGGTTGAGCAGCACCTTCTGTACCTCCCGGCCCACGGCGACCGGGTCCAGGGCGCCGTGGATGTCGATGGACACGCGCACCGGCTGAGCAGCGGCGACCGTCGCCACCCGGCCCGGCGAGACCCGGCCGAGGCGTGGCGCCATCCGCGACGCCACCGCGGCGGCGGTCCGGTCCAGCGCGGGCAGGCCCTCGGCCATGCCGACGGCCAGCCCCTGGGTGGAGTACCGGCCCAGCTCCGCCATGACGCGGCTCGGGCTCTTGATGCCGAGGGCCTTCTTGATCGCACGCTGCATGCTCTTGGCGAGGTCGAGCATGGCTTTCTCGATGGCCGCGCGCTGGGACATCAGCCCGTCGAGATACCCGCGGCCGGCCTGCTTGCCGGTGTCGTACATCGCGTCGGCTCCGGCGCGGCCCATGGCTTGGGTCGCGTCGTCGAGCTGGCCTTGCAGGCTGTTGACCTGGCGCAGGGCCGAGGTGCCGGCGCCGGCCAGCGCGCTGGCGTAGGCGTAGCCGGACTCCGGGCCCATGTTCAGGATCTGCTGCAGCAGCCCCTTGTTCAGCCCCCGCTTGGCGAGGATCTGGATGTAGCGGGTGAACTGCTGGATCCTGGCGAGCTTCTGGCCGAGGCCGCTGGTGATCCCGCCGAGTGTCACGTCCTCGTCGGACATGCCGAGGTTGGACAGGCCGGCGGACTGCCGTGCCGAGGTGATGAGCCCGGTCGCGAACTCACCCGCCTGCTTGATCTTCGCGGTGATCGCGTCGCGCTGGGCGGCCAGGCCCTGGAGCTTGGCGTTCGTCCGGTTCACGCTGGCGATCAGCCGGTCGTCCAGCGTGGTGCGCTGCCCTCGGAACGCGGCCGCGATGTCCTTGGCCAGATCCTTCGCCGTGGCGGAGATCTGCGCCCGCGTCCCGGTCAGGCCCGTGATCAGACCCGCGCCGATGTCCTTGGCGATGGCCTGCATCTTCTTCGACGGGGAGGCGATCTCCAGTTCAGCCCGCACGCCGGACGACACCGCGGCCGCCATCACGCGGGCCGCGAGGTCGACCTGGCCCGCCGAGCCCCTCAGCCCCGCCGCCAGGCCAGCGCCCGCGGCCGCTCCGGCGCCGGACATCCCGCCGCCGAGCCCCGCGCCGAGACGGCCCTCGTTCAGGGCGTCCATGAACCGCTCGCCGTACCGGCGGACGGAAGCCGCGCGGATGACGTACTCGCCGTTCGAGAGGAGCGCCGGGATCGAGTCGGACGTGGAGGTGCCCGGCCCGCGCACCGGCCCGCCGGGCGCCCGGCGGACGATGCCGCCCTGCGCGCGGGTCGCCACACCGTTAACGATCTTCGTTCGGTTGGCCGACGAGTAGACGGTGTTGATGTAGGTGGTGGCTGTCTTGCCGTCCACCGACGCGAGCTTCGCCTGCGCGATGCGGATCTTCGTTTCCAGGTCGGAGATCTCTGCACGGACGCGGGCCTTGTTGGAGTCGGGCACCGTCTTCAGCCGGCCCTTGGCGTCGGCGAGCTTCGCCTTCAGGTCGGTCAGGTCGCCCCGCAGCATCGCCGTCTTGTTCGGCGTGGCCAGGATCTGGGCGGCGAGCTTGCGCGCCGCCTGCTCGTCGAGCCCCATCAGCTGGGCGGTCTTGATGAGCTGGGTGTGTCCGCGCTGATGGATCCCGTTGACGGTCTCCCACGACGCGCCGTTCTCCCGGGCCGACTCGGCGGCCTTCATGGTGGCCGAGGCGAGGTCGTCCAGGGCCTGACTGTTGGCCCGCCCCTTCTCGGTGTTGATGTCGAGGGTGCGGCCGTTGGCCTGGACCGCTGCGGCGGCCGCGTCGATGGCCGCCTCCATGCCGCGCATCCCGCCGCGCGCCATGAGGTTCGCATTGTTCAGCGCGTGGAGGCTGTCGCGCAGGCCATCGGTGCTGAGCTTCTGCGCGTCCAGCTTGGCCTTAACCGCGGCGGCCTGCTGCCCGAAAAGCCCCTGGGACTCGGCGACCAGGCGGGCTTCGAACGCCACGTCGGCGAGGGCCTGCTTGTAGGCGCTGAGCTGCCCGCGCAGCTCCGTCTTGCCGAGCTCTCCCAAGCCGGCCGCGGCCTGCTTGAAAGCGGCCTCGGCGAGCTGGGGGTTGCCGTTGCGGACCAGCTGGGCCAGCGCCTCGTCGAGGGCGCCGACCTGTTCCTTGGCGATCTTGAACGGGGTGGAGTCCATGCCGATGAGCTGGCCGAGCCACTGCACCGACGCCTCGTAGTTCGAGGGCCGGGACAGGGTACGGAGGGACTTCTCCAGCTCGCCGAGGTCGGAGCCCAACATCCGGGCCGCCTCGCCGCCGAGCTTGCCCGTGCGGCCGAACTGCGCGACCGACGAGGTCATCTTGTCCATGTCGGCCGGCGCCTGCCGCCCGATCGACATCAGCTCGGACAGGGTGATCAGGAGCAGGCCGATACCCGTGCCGGCGACCGCGAGGCGGGCGCTGCGGGACAGCGCGCCGAACGAAGCGCCGAGCGCGGCCATGCGGCCGGTTGCCCCGGCCGCTGCGGTATGCATCGCCATGACCGACGCACCGAACCCGACCACCGCCGCGCGTGCCGCGGCCAGGCCGATCGCGGCGAGGCGGACCGCCTTGATGGCGATGGCGAGCTGCAGCAGCGTCGCGATCGCCTCCGGCGGCACGGCGGACACGATGGACGCGAGCACGTTGACCGCCTGGAGCATGCCGACGCCGACCTCGGACCCGGCCTCCAACAGGTTGCCGAGTGCCTGGCCGATGTGCCCCAGCGTGTCCCCGACGAGCGGGCCCTGCTGCCTGGCGTAGTCCATGAAGCGACGCAGCCCGCCGCCGACCTCGCCGGTGTCGGCGCGGCGCAGGAAGCTGACCAGCCCGTCGTTCGCGCGCTGCAGGCTCCGGTCGGTGAAAGCTGACACCTTGTCCATGAACCGGTCGAAACCGGGGGTGCTGACCGCGCCGCCCGCGAGGGTGATCGTGCGGTCCAGCTCGCGGCCGAACGAGCGGGCCATCGGCGTCAGCTTCGGCAGCACCGCGCCGAAGACGGCGAAGGACTTGGTGATCGGGGTCATGGTGTCCGCGGCCGAGGCGGCGGACCACTCCTTGTACTCCTCCTTGAAGACGGACAGGGCGGCGGCGGCCTCGCGGGTCGGCTGCGGCAGCTTGGACGCCTGCCGCGCGTAGGCGGCCTGTGCCTTGACCGCCTCCTGCGACCGGGCTCCGCTCTCGGCCACGGCGTCCTGGTACTTCTTCTCGGCCTCCGAGACCTCGCCGAGCGCGGCGATCTGCGGGCCGAGCGCGGCTGTGTAGGCGATGGCGCCGGCCGCCACCGCAGCGGTGCCCGCAGCGATCGGTGCGAGCGAGGCCGCGACAGGGATGGCCGCCGGGGCCAGGGACATCAGCGAGCTGCGCAGCTGCTCGACGGCCGTGCCGCCGTCGCGGGCCGCGGCCGACAGGCGGCGGGAGAGCCGGTCGGCGGAGTCTCCCGCCCGGTCCAGCGCGGGGGAGAGCTCGTCCCGTCCGGTCACGGTGAAGCTCATGCGGGAGTCCGCCACGATCAGGCACCTCCTTCCGAGTGCTGCGCGAGGTGCTCGTCGATCCAGGCGGTGTAGACGTCGAAGTCGTCGACGGTCAGCTGGTCGAGCTGAGGAGCAGGGATGTGGAGGAGGTGAGCGAAGAGACCGAGGTACTGCTGTCGGGCTCGGTCGATGTCGGGGTCGGGCTCGAAGACTCGGCCGCTTCCTGCTGCGGGGCCGGGCCGGCCTCTTTTCCCTTGGCCTCCTCGATCAGCTCGGCCAGCACCTCGCGGGCCCGGTCCGGGTCGGCGGCTTGCTGGACCATGCGTTCCGCGACCGCGGCGAACTCTTCATCCGTGATCTCGGGTTCCTGCGCCCGGATGGTCAGCGCCCCTTCGAGCCAGGCCCGGATCTCCTTGTCGTCCATGCGCGCGACCATGTCCTCGACGCCCGGGTCGAACTCACCCCAGCGGAGCGCCGGCTGGGTGCGCTTCTTCAGGACCCACACAACGCCGCGCATCGCGTCCAGGTCTTCCTGCTCCAGGCCGGTCTTGATCTCTCCCCACTTCTTGTCGATGGTGCGGGAGACGATCGAAGCCTCCGAGACGAGCAGCGTGCGGGCGTCGTAGTGCTCGGGCTCGCCGCCCTGCGGGGTGTAGATCACGATCATGAGTTGCTCCTAGGTGAGTCGATTGCGCACGTCGTCCAGGACGCGCGCCACCTCGGCGGTCATACGGGGGGTGTGGGATCGGACGGTCTTCTCCCACCACATCGGGGTCGTCCACTGGTTCGCCCAGCGGCGCCGGTTACCGAACACGGGGTGCCGGATCCGGCCGTCCGAGCTGTTCATCGTTCCGGGCATGTCGCGCAGGTCGGCCGGCAGGGAGGCCCGGTCGATCCACACACGCGCGCCGGGGCTGCCGGTCGTCCGCACCGAGATGCGGACGGCGCCTGCGATCGTGGCGCGCAGCGGGCGCGTGGTCGGCGACGGGCCACCGCGCTTCCCTGGCTTGCGGGGCTCCGCCCTGATGGGCAGGGAGCGGATGGTGTCCCGCATGTCGTTGCGCAGCGGCTCGGCCGCCCGGCGGATACGGCGCTGCATCGAACTGCGGATGTTCTCGTGGCCGGCCGCGCGCAGCCTGCGCTGCAGCTCCAGCAGCTGGCCGGTGCCGAGGATCTGCACGCTGCGCACGGCGTCACCTCACAGGGTGCTGTCGGTCGACATGTACTCGATGGCCACGGCGTTCGTGCCGTCGTACAGCGCCGTGAAGGAGAACGTGGGCCTCACGACGTCGAAGCCCTCGACGGTCGGCGGGGCGTCGTCGATCCGGATCGCGGGCAGCTTGATGCGGAACGTCTCGTAGTGCGTGGCCGCGATGAGCGGGCCGACCCACTCGATGACGCAGGACGTCGCGCCGTCGGAGGTGTGCAGGTCGTCCACGGTGGTGGCGACGTAGTCCATCTCCAGCGACCCGGTGATCTTGACCAAGTCGTTGCTGATGGGCTCCTTCTTGGTGCCGGACTGCCCGGCGTAGAACCGGTCGGTCGCCTGCGGCCGCTCGATCTTCACGGACACCTTGCGCACGCCGTCCAGCGCGGTCTCCGCGCCGTAGGTCCCGGTCTTCACGGCGAGCTGCCCGAAGTGGAACGGGGCCATGCTGGAGTACGACGCGGCCGCGAGGGTCTGCCCCTCGTCCACCGACTTGGCGTCGATCTCCCACGACGAGGTGAGCATCTCGCCCACGCCGCAGGAGAACTCGGCCCCGACGATCTTGCAGCCGACGAAGCTTTTGTCCGTGACCGTCCCGGTGGTGAGCGGCACGCCCTTCTGGATGGTCAGGCTCTTGCCCCAGGTGTCGGCCAGGGTGTGGGTCTGGAGATACGCCGTGGTCGCAGCCTGCTGCACCGGGGTGACGGTCGTCCCCATGAGGCTCTGGAGGAGTACGCCCATGCCCTTGTTGGTGACCTCCATCTCCAGGGTGCCGCCACCCTCGGTCTGGGTGACCACGCGCCGCGACGACAGCGCCATCAGCCGCCCCGCGGCGATGCCGCTGGACTGGGCCGTCGTCTTCTTCAGGACGAGCGACTCCTTGGTGAACTCGATGAACTTCGTCGGCGCGACGAACGTTCCGTAGCTGCTCTCGGCAGCGATGCCGATCTGTGCTCCGAGACCGGATCCGATCGCCATGGATCAGCCCTCCCTCTGCGGCCGGGCCGCGCTGGTCTTCTTCACCGGGTTCCTGGGTGCCGGGTCGACGGCCGGGACGGGTTCCACCGGCGCGGCCGCGGTCTCTGTCTTGGGCTGCGGCTCGACGGCCTCGGCCTGGGCGACCGGCTGTACCGCCTCGGTGGGCGGCTCGGCCGGCGCCGGGGGCTCCGGCTCCTCCCAGTCCTCGGGTTCCTCCACGCCCTCCCACAGGGTGGTCTGGCAGACGTAGCCGCCGTACCGGTGGTCCGGCACCTCGACGACCTCGTCCGGCTCTACAGCGCGGCCCCCGAGCTCCGGCACGATGACCTGCTCGGGACCGAGAAAGCGCACTCGCGCCATCGCTCACTCCTTGGTAGGTGGGGGTGTTCAGATGCGGGCGCGGCCCGCGACGGCCCAGGCGATACCCGCTCTGGTGCCCTCGTTGGTGAACTGCTGGCGCAGCGCGCCGGCGGTGAACTCCGACCACAGCACCGTGCCCTCAAGGGTGGGCGCGGTCGGTGCGGCGTCGGTCGCGCGCAGGATGGTCTCGAGCGTGGCGAGCAGTTCGAACGCCCGGAGCCGGCGGGGCCTGATGTCGGCGTCGCCGGTCCAGGACTCCAGCCAGCCGAGGATGACGAACTCCTCGTCGCGGCGGCGGGCACCTGCGTAGGCGAAGCGCTGCTGCAGCTGGGCGGCGTCGTCGCTCTCGGGCTGCCACCCGACGGAGATGAAGTCGGCGGCCGCCATGTCAACGGCCGGGGGGCCGTCGAGGACTTGGACGCCGGCGAGTTCCGGCGCCGCCTGCAGCAGGGCGAGCAGCGCGTCGATCGCTGCGGGTACGGCGGAGGTGGCCATCACGCCACCGCCGGGGGGAGCTGGTGGGCGCTGAGCAGCTGCATCGCCCGGTTGGGGATGGCGTAGCCCAGGCCCGGGATGGGCTCGTTGACGTCGAAATCATCGAGGCCGCGCTGCGGCCGGCCCGGTCCCTGCTGGGTCCGCCACAGGTGTTGCAGGATGATTTTCGCGGCTGCGCGGATGGCGGGCGGTACGACCCTGCGGCCGGCGGTGTAGGTGATGCGCAGCGGCCCGGACAGCGTGGCGCCGTCGAGACGCTGCACGACACCGCTGGCGGAGTCCAGGGCGAGGTCGGCGGCGAGGTAGGAGGTGCCGCCGGTCAGGATCCCGGCGAGCATGGTGACCTCCAGGACCGGGGTCTGGCGCAGCACGAGGGCGCTGGCCCGGGTGAAGTGGTGATCCTCGGTGACGGAGCGCACGATGACCGGGCCGACGAAGAACTCGACGGCCTCGGTCGTGGTGGCGATCCATTCGCGGACCTCGTCGTCCTGCGTGGTCGTGGTCAGGTTCAGGTGGCGCTTGGCCTCGGCCAGGGAGAACAGGGCGGTCGACGCGGCGGCGCTGACGTCGAACACGTCGGTGTACGCGCCGGCGTTGACGCCCGTGGCCAGCCAGCGCACCGTGTGCCGCCCTGCCTGGGTGGTGGTGTAGTCGTAGGTGTAGGTGCCGGTCGACGCGGGGGTGACCGGCGAGACGGTGACGGTGGTGCTGTCGGGCAGGGTGATGGCCAGGGTCATGCTGCCCGCGTTGGCGAGCGCGCCTGCGCCGTCCCGCACGGTCGTGCCGAGCGGCACCACGGCGCCGAGGTCGTAGGGCATGTCAGCCTCCGCTCAGCGTCGGGCCGGTACGGGTAAACGGCCCGGGCCCGGCCGTCGTCCTCAACGAGGGCGTGACCGTCCCGGGCCGGGTGATGTTGAGGGAACCGAACTCTGCATGGTCCGGCGTCCCGGCGTCACGGTGCGCCTCCAGCAGCAGCGACAGGTCCGGCTGCGCGGTCCACACGGGCGCGGCCGCGGTACGCAGCACGCTCCACGTGACGCCGTCCGGGGACGCCTCCCAGTACAGGAGCCCGGCGTCCTCCCGCAGCCGCAGCCACGCGTGCGCCACCGGATCGTAGGCGGGGAACACCGCGCCGGGATCGGCGTAGCCGACGCGCAGATACACGCCCAGCGCGCCCTGCGCCCGGTCCACGAGGAACCCCGCGTCAGTGCCGCCCGTACCGCTGAGCACGAGGATTGAGCAGGCCGCGGTCGTCGCGCCGCCCGGGGCCGGCGGCCATACGCGTAGCGAGATCTGCGACCAGGTGAGGGTGTACGCCGACGCCGACCGGTACGCCGCGTACCCCGTGGTGCACGGCACGCGGGCCCGGCCGCCGGCCTCCATGGGGTCGCCGTAGGACTGCGGCCAGAGCACCGGGTCCACCACACCGTCGTCGAAGTTGTCGCGCAGCATGCCGAACCCGGGCATGGCTACTCCTTGCTGGGCTGCCTGCGGCGGGCGCGGGTGGTCCGCTCCGGGGTGGCTCGGTTCGCCTCCGGTGTCTCGCGGGTTTCTCCACGGACCATTTCGGCGCGTACACCGTCGGCCCACATGGCAGCCTGCGGGCCGGGCAGGTCGACCTCCTGCCCGGCCTCCCAGGCGAACCCGTCGCCCGCCACCGAGACGAGCATCCGGATTCGCGCCATCAGTCCCCCAGTCCCTGGTGCCGCTCGTTGACTTCGCGCTCGGCCTGCGCTTCGGCCGTCTTCACGGCCTCGTCCTGGGCGTCCTTGAGGGCCTTGATCTCGGCATCCGGCTCGGAGGAACCGGTGCCGTCCTCGGCTGCCTCGGACGTCACTCCGCGGGCGGCGATGTCCACCGCGGACGCGGCCTGCTCGGCGAGCTGCTGCTTGGCCGCGGCGATGGCCACGTCCTTGTCGCCGATGAACTCGGGCCGGATCTGGTCCATCGACCCGTCGGCGCGTCGGGACGCCATGACGATGCGGTCGTGGTCGCCACGCTCGGCGGCCCTGGCGGTGGGCTTGTCCTGCAGCACGCCCGTCTCCGAGAGGGAGGTGCTGTCCTTCTTCGGCGTGGTCGCCATGATGCTGCTCCTTCAGAGCTCGGGATCAGGAGGCGGCGTTGCGGTAGGCGCGGATCGCGGCCGTGTCCTGCGGAGTGCCGTCCGCCCGGGCGAAGGCCAGGAACCCGAGCTGCAGGTAGTCGGCGTACCGCTCCGACAGGCGCAGCGTCTGGATGTCCTGGACGTCGCGGATGAGGTAGCCGGCGAAGAAGTCGCCGAACAGGATGGACTTGGCGCTCGCGGCCATGGCGGGCATGTCCTGGTTGACGATGTAGGAGTAGCCCAGCACGCGGTCCGGGACGCCGGCCTGCACCGACGGCTCCCACAGCGGGCGCTGCTGCGAGTCCTTCAGCTTGCGGACGGCGCCCAGGGTGGAGTCCGCCATCATGAACTGCACGCGGCCGGAGTTGCGGTAGGCCGGGTCGACGGAGTGCACCAGGTCGACGAGGTCGTCATAGGTGACGGAAGTGGTCTGGCCGCTGGCGCCGGTCTTGCCGACGGTGGCGTTGGTCTGCACACCTTCCGGCTGGGCGGTGCCGGTGCCGGTGGTGAAGTGCGCGTTCTGGATGCGGCCGATGCGCTCACCGAGCTTGCGGGCGAGCCACGTCTCGAAGTCCAGCACCGAGTCCTGCAGCAGCTGCAGCGAGACGCGCACCAGCTTCGAGGTGTACATGTACGCGCCGATGTCCTGCTGCCCGAGCGTGACGTCCTGCTCCGTGACCTGGGTGTTCTCGGAGAGGATCGCGCCGACGTTCGCGGTGTCGTCGTTCGTCGGCCACGGCAGCGTCGCACCGGTGGCCGTGGTGATGACCTCGGACACCTGGCGCATGGCGCCGTAGAACTTCATCGTCTCGATCATCTTGGCGCGGAAGTCGGCCGGCACCAGGTAGCCTCCGGCCGCGCCGGTCGCCACACCCTGGGCACGCAGTTCCTTGCCGTCGACCCAGCCGGAACGCAGAGTGCGGCGCTCCTCGCTGGTCAGATCCTGGCTGCCGTCACGCAGCCACGTCCGCCACGCGTCGGCGTAGGCCTTGACGCCGTCCTCGCCGCCATGACGCTTCCGGGCCTCCTCCGCCTCCTCGGTGTCGGCCGAGGCTGCGACGACCTGCCTGTAGTCGACCGAGGCCAGGCGGGCATGCCGCTCCTCGGTCTCGATGGTCTTGGAAAGCTGCTCGACGTCGGCGAGCGCGGCTTCCCACGCGGCATGGTCCTCCGCGGACAGCATGCCGCTTTCGTCTGCGCGGGCCTGGAACTCCTGCGCCTTGTCCCAGGCGCTGGCCCGCTCGTCGATCAGGCTCTGAAGCCGATTGGGCATGTGTGCCTCCAGCACAACGAGCCCCGACGCCAGGCTGGCGGGGGCTGGGGGTAGGGGTGTGAGAGCGGCTACCGCGCCAGGCGGTAGCGGGCGGCGAGCGCCTTCATGCGCATCGCCTGACGGCCCCCAGTGGTCTCTCCCGGCTGGGTCACGTCGGTGCTGCGAGTGGTCTCAGCCGGCTCGCGGCGGAAGTCGAGAAGTTCGGGCCGATAGGCGGCCCGGCGATCGAAGGCGGCTGCGTCGCCGCGGGCCGCCAGGGCGACACCGACGGAGCGCAAGCCCGCGTCGGTGTCCTCGTAGGCGGGGAACGTCACGGCGGACACCTCGTAGAGCTGGACCTCGCGGATGATGCGCAGCTCCGCTTCCGCCTCAGCCGTGTCGCCGTCGACTGTGGTCTCGACGCTCACGGTTTCCCAGTCGTCCTTGACGACCCGAAAGCCGAAGCTCATGCCGGTGATGTTCCGGTTGCGCAGGTTCACCACCAGGTCGCGGACGTAGGACAGTTCGCTGTCGAGGTCGGCGTCGACCGCCAGGCCCACGGCATCCTGCGCCAGCCGCAATGTGCCGGCGGACACCCGGGAGACGACCATGCGAGTGTCGTGGTCGATGAGGAACCGCGCGTCACCCTCACTGATGGTCTTGGTGAACGCGCCCGGCGCGATCTCCTCGTAGAATCCCCAGGTCAGAGGGTTACCGATGGCGGTTCGTGAGTTGAACACCGCAGCATGCCCGGTGAAACCGGGCCTCGTCTCCTCGTCTCCGGCGCGCACCTCGAGCCCGGCCGTGGCCAGGGTGAGGTCGCGTCGCTCCTCAGTCCTCATCGTCCTGCCCTTCCGTAGCCGGGGGTGGGTCGTTGTCCAGCGGGTCGGAGCCCAGCGGCGCCATGTACGTGGGCTGCAGATACGCGTCGCCCTCCTCGCCCGGAATGGGCGGCATGTCTTCAAGGGCCCTGATGTCGTTCGCGGAGAACGCGCCGATGTCGCGCATCGCCCGGTAGAACGTCGCCCTCGCCGAGCTGTCGCCCCGGAGCAGGCCCTGTACGGCGTACTTGGCGTACTCGTCGTCGGGTAGGAGCTCCTTGGTGACGCGCTGCTCCAGCGGCGCCAGCCACGTCGGGGCCAGGTCGAAGGTCACCCAGCCCTGCGCCTGCTGCTCCAGGCCGGTGCCCCAGCTGGTCGACTTCTCCGTCGACATCAGCAGGAAAGGGGGCACGCCGAACATGCGGGCGATCTCGATGACCTGGAACTGCCTGCTCTCCAGGAACTGGGCATCGGTGTTGGGCATGGCGATCGGCTTGTACGAGGCGCCGGAGTCCAGCACCGCGGTGCGCTGCGCGTTCGCGAGACCCGCAGAGGCGGCATCCCAGCGGGCCCGCAGCTGCTCTGCCTGGTCCCTGTTCAGCTTCTGCTCGGTCTGCAGGACGCCGCCCAACAGGTTGCCGCGGCCGAACAGGGAGCCGGCCGACTTCTCCGCGGCCTGCGCCAGGCCGATGCCCCCGGCGGCCATACGCACCGGTGAGACGCCCTGCAGCCCGTCGTAGCCGAGGCCGGGCAGGTGCAGGATCTCCCGGGACGTCAGATCGTGCTGGACGCCCCAGTCGTCAGTGATGGTGAACAGCTTCCTCGGTGGATCCGTCTCCGACGGTCGGGCCAGCTTCACCGTCACCCGACTTGGGGTCACCGGCCACAGCTCGACGATCTCTCCGCCACGGTTGCGGACCTTCTGCACGTACCCGTTGCCCCACAGCACCCGCGCAGCGCCGACCAGGCGCCACAGCTCCAGCGACGTGAGCTCCGGGTGCGGGTTCTTCAGCAGCCGGTTCTCGGTGCGGTCGCGCGTTCCGTCACGGTAGGTGTGCAGCGGCAGCGCCGCCGACACTCCGGCGATCAGCGCCACGCACCGCCACACCGCCGGCATGCGCAGAGCCGATGTCTCCGACACCGACACCCCGGCGTCCGTCTCAGGGCCGCCCAGCCAGTTCAGCAGAGACGTACTGGTCAGAGGCACGGCCGGGTTCTCGGGGCTGGCCCGCTTCTCGAACATCCCGAACAGGCTCATCGCCGTGCCCCTCTCCGCCGGCTGGCCTGCGTGCGCTCGAGGACGATGACGCCCATGACGCCAGCAGCGACGCATGCGGCTGGTACGGACCACAGGGCGACACCGGCGACGACGAGAGCCACACAGGCCAGCTCCAGGACGAAGAGGAGGGCGTCTACAGCCACAGGTTCGGCGCCCCTTCCGGTTCGATGTGCGCCCGCTCGGAGTGGCCCCACAGGGCGAGCGTGGAGGCCACCAGCGGGCTGATGTCGACGCTGACGCCCCGCCGGGCCCACGCCCATCCGTCGCCCACGGGCCTCTTGTCCGCGCCCGCCAGAGCCGTCGCCATAGGCGGCTGGTCCACGTGCGTCAGGCGCTGCTCTGCGACCGCGTCGTAGAACTGCCCGGCGGCCGCGGCGACGTCCCTGGTCTTCGGGATGAGCAGCAGCTCGTCGATCTCCTCGTCCGTCAGCCCGCCGATGTCCTCGTCCGGGTCGCCCTCCTTGAGGGCCTTGCGGATGTCGGGGATCAGCGACCCTGCCGGGCCGCCGGCGTCGATGACCAGCGCGCACGGACGCCACTTGTCGACCAGCTTGACGATCCGTTTGGAGACCCAGCCCGTACCCGGGTGGTGGTCGACCACGTCCACGATGCGTACCTCGCCGAACGTCCCCGCCCCGCTGATCGCACTGTGTGACCGCTCAGGGGTCGTGTCGACGGCCAGCGCCACCGGGCCGTCGTCGATGCCCGCCTGACAGTCTGCGACCGCCCTCCACGCGTCCTCACTGATGACCCTCCACGTGTCCTCGCCCGTGCTCGGGTACGTGCCCACACCGAGCCGCTCCCGGGCGTAGCCCTCGGCCCCGACGGTCAGCCGCTCCTTGGCGGTGTGCTCCATCGTCAGCCGGTAGCCGATCGCCGGGTTGGCCTTGAGCACCGATTCCGGGGCGTCGATCTCGTCGTGGAGGGTGCAGTCGCGGCTGCACTCGTCCACGTGCGGGTCGATCGACCACTCCATGTAGGCCATCGACGGGTCGGGCGTGCCCGTCTCCACAGCGGCCAGCGCACGCTGCCGCAGCCGGCCCAGCTGTACCGACGGGGCGCCGATCCCCGCCGACCCGAAGTACCAGATCTGCGGATTGGGGACCGCGGCCATGGTGAACGACAAGGCCTCCATCGCCTCGTCGCCCAGGATCATCGCCTCGTCCATGATGTTGCAGTCACCCGTCATACCGCGTCCAGAGCCCTTGGAGCGGGCGATGAACCGCAGGCGGGCGCCAGACTTGAGCTCGATACACTCCTCGCCGCCCTTGCGGCGCACGGTCTTGACCTGCGGCCGCAGGTCGTCGCTGCTCATCAGCAGCTGCTCGATGCGGCGCATGGCCTCCATGGCCGTCTTCAGCTCGTGCGCCGAGTGCAGGATCAGCCGCTCGCCCAGCAGGAACAGGCCCGCCAGCTCACGGGCCTCGATGATGCCGCCCTTTCCGTTCTGCCGGGGGACGCTGGTGCACACTTCGAACGCCGCCCACTTGCCGTCAGCGCGCTCGCCCAGACCCTGGTCCAGGACGAACTGCTGCCACGGGTCCAGCCTCAGACCCGCCACCTCAGCCAGCTCGACCGCCTCCTGGCCCGCGCTGGACAGCGCGGTGCCCGGGACGGTCAGGATCCGGGGCCGCTGGCTGCCGTACAGGCGGCCGTCATCGGTCTCCGGCAGCCTGCTCGCGTCCGGCGAGACGCTCCTTTCGGCGACGCTGGAGCTCATCGACCGCACCCCCCTTCCCGGACGACCCGGACAGCGCCCGCAGCCGGGCGAGCAGCGCGGACAGTTCGCGGGCCACGACGGCCTTTGACGTCGGAGCGTCACCGGCTGGGATCTCGTCGAGCTCTCGGGCGAGGCTCAGCGCGATGGCCGCCATGCCCGGAGCGGTGCTGGTCACGCCGAGATTGTCAAGCTCTTCCTGCACGTCGTCGCTGATCACGACCCCACCCCCGTCACACTGCGTCACGTCACTCAGTGTGACGGCCGCTAATGTCGTCGTTTGTCAAACCGGGTCAAGATCGTCTGTGTGGAGCCCGGGGGGAAATCCCGGCGACAAGGGCGTTTGGGTCGCCCGTCCTCCGGCTGAAGACTGAACCCACTCTCCCCCTCGCGCGCCGGTCAGGCGCTCGCGGCGAGGGGTCCGGCCGGCCACGCGGTAGCGCTGTGTACCGGGTGTCACCACTCCCGGGCAGACTGCCGGGTGACGGGTCGTGAGCCGCCCTTGCGGTACTCGCGGTACCAGCGGGTGACCACGGCCTCCATCTCGGGCTGCCGCATCATCTCGACCCGCTGGCGAACGATCGCTTCGCCTGGATCGACGACCACGATGCGCGCGCCAAGCCGCTTGTACTTGGCTCGTGCCTTGGGGCTCGGCATGGTGTGGATGAGGTACACGTCGGTGGTGTCCAGGTGCCGCTCGGCCTCGTGGATGGCGGCCTGCCGTGCGCGGTGCACGATGCGGAGCAGCACTGGGTGATGCCGGTGGTGGTCAGCGCCCGGGCCGGCCATGGCCAGAGCCATCAGGTCCAGGTCGATGACCACGTCGCTGGGCTTGGCATGCGACCGGATGTAGCTGCTCTTGCCCGCGGCCGGCGGTCCGGTGACGACGATGAGCACGGTGCGTCACCCGCTGCTCAGGTCTACCGCGTAACGCACACCCGCGCCGTCACTCAGCGTCTGCAGCGCCAGCGTGATGCCGTCGATCTCAACCTGGTCGGTGCCATAGGCGCAATGCGTGACGCCCGTCTGCTCTGTCATCTCGCCCATGCGATCCAGAGCGTCGGCAAGGCGGCGGAGCATCGTTGCGTCAGCCACACGGTTGCCCATGGTCACCACCTCCGGGCAGAGCGCCGTGCCTGGGGACTGAGGGTGCTGCGGTTACCGCGGGCGCTGTTGCACCGGCGGTGCGCGGACCGTGCGTTGGCCGGATCGAGGAGGTCACCGCCGCGACTGAGGGGCACGAGGTGGTCCAGGGTGAACGCCCAGGGATGTCGGCCTGCCGCAGGGCCGGTGATGTCGTAGCGGATCTGTTCGCCGCATAGCCAGCACGGCAGGCCGAGGGAGCGCTGACGGATGCACAGGTCGCGGTAGCGGCGCCCGTTGCGGGGGTTGCCAGCCACGGGCGCCACCCCCTGCGCGTCAATACCCGCCGGACTGTCGGAGATCCTGTGTGACCTGTTCCCGGAGCTCGGGGCAGTGCGACTGCACGCCAAGCACTACAAGCTCCTGAGCCTCTTGCTTCTTCGTGCCCCAGTCCATGCCAATCGGGTAGAGGTTGGCCCCTGACAGGCTGAGCAGGTGCTCGACGCTGTGCCCCTTCTTCAGTTCCGAGCACCACTGCGGCGGGTAGCTCACGAGCTCTTCGTCCGTAGGACCCTTATCGGCCCAGCTCTCGAACGTCTCGGCATGCACGGCTGCAAGGAACCGTTCATCAGGGCTCACTGTGGGCGTGGGGCTGGGGCTCGGCTTGGCTTTGGCGTCTCCGCCGCCGGAGCAGCCGCCCAGGCTTGCTGCCAGTAGGCACGCGGCGAGGATACTGCTGGTGGTTCGCATGATTCCCCCAGGGCTCAACATGATGAGAGGGGCACATCATGCTGGCTACTGACCTCTAGCGGAGCCCGTTCCGCCATTTCGTAATCCAGATTCGTGTAAGGCCCGCTCCGGCTCGGTGAGGGACCGGAGCGGGTGTCCTGCCGTCCGGCGGGGGCCCGGGACGACAGGACGGCTACGCGGCGCGGCAGGAAGCTTCGGCGTGCTGGCGAACAACGTAGGCGATCTCGCGCTGGGCGGAGCATTCGAAGCAGGCGACCGGCCGACCAGGTGTCGGGGCATGATGGTCGCTCAGGATCTTCAGGTGGCGACAGGCGAGCCGAACGAGAAGAGCTTCATCGTCGGCGATGTCCTGCGTAGCGACGGTACGCAGGCCCACATTGCGCCGTGCACCCTTCCGCGTCCGTTGCTCTGCCCGAGCTAGGTCAGCAAAGCGGTAGAGGTTGTGGCCGTTAGCAGTACGGCCGACCTTCTCGATGCCGTATCTGCGAATCCACGAGTAGACCGTGGGCCTCTCAACCCCGGCGTGCTCTGCCGCGTCGGTGACGGTGATGGCGTCGGTCCCGTCATCCAGCTTGACGATCTCGACTGCCACGGCGCACCTCCGGAACGACAAAGACCCCAGCCGAAGCGTGGGGTCTCTCAGGGCACACGTGTGCCGTTCACCCGCAGTATGAGTGCATAACGATCAGAAAGCAAGCAGCCTCAGAGGACCAGCGCCGGCACTCCGTGCTGGGCGCGTATCCCGTTGATGTAGTCGACGAGCGGGCCCTCCAGCCGGAACCACTCTCGCTCGTGACGCAGCTCGGCGAACTGCAGGTGAATCTCTCGCTCCCGCTTCCAGTAGCCAGGCTCCGTCGCGAGCACGACGAGGTCAGGCAGATTGAAGCTCTTCATCCGGCCGATGAGGTCAATGGTCGTGCCGATCTTGACGAGGTTGCCGCTGCGGATGAAGTAGACGATGGGGTTCTTGTCGGCTCGGATATATCGGTTGTCGACCTTCTTGTAGCCGGCCTCTTCTACTTCCTTGGCGAGGGCTGCGCGAATGCCGTTAACGACTCGATCGCTGATCTCCCTGCGGATCTCCTCGGGCGCGCCGAGCCGCCAGAAGTGGTACTCCTTGAGGCCGCTGCTCTCGTAGTGCGACTCGCATAGCGGGAACGGTTCGCTGTGGGACACGACGATGCGGCACGGCTCGCCGCGGTGGGTGCCGACGCACTGCCCCTTCGGTGAGGCGTGCACTGCTATCCGTATCCGCATGCCGCAGCCGCATCGATAGGCGCCGCGGCCGGCTCGGCCGTCGGGGGTCATGGTGCGTCCGCAGCTGCAGGAGACTGTGTAGAGCGCCATTCTGAGATTCTCCCTCCGGGTACTGACAACGGCGTTTGTCAGCGGCTTGGTTGGGTGGTCGGCCACACTGCTGCTATGGCGACGGTGTTCAGCGTGCAGGCGGATACGCGTGAGGAGTGCGAGCGGGAGCTGGCCCGGCTGTGCGAGGCGTTCGGGTTGCGGCCGGCGCTGCTGCCGCGGCGGTCGATCGGTACGGAGCGCTGGATGGCGCGGGCTGCGGTGGTGGAGCGGGAGCCTGAGCCGCTCGTATGATCAGCGGTGCACCCCCGGCCACTTCGTCTGGCCGGGGGCGTTCTGCTGTCCGGGTCAGGCGGGCACTGGGGTGACGCAGCGGCCGCACAGGTCTCCGATGCCTTCAGTGAGGCTCATGTACAGGTGGTTGCCGCAGAAGTAGCCACCGCACCCGTGCTCGTCGCCGCCGGGCGTCTCCCCGCAGAGGTGCGCGAGACCGCGGTCGATCTGCTCTTCGCAGCTGGCCTCCTCGCAGACGGTCTCGACGCTGTAGCCAGCCTGGATCTTCTCGCCGTTGCGGTAGATCTCGTAGGACGCGTATCCCATGACGGTCTCCTTAGAGGTTGTTGGTGGTCTTACCCCACAGCCGGGTCTGGCTGTGGACGGTCTGCTGGTGGACAGGCCCGGTGTAGTGGTGGTGGTGCTCAGGCGGGGCTGCAGCCGTGGCGGCCTTCACCAGCCGGGCGAGGGCGTAGATCGGGATGGCGACGGCGACGGGTGTGGCAGCGATGAGGCCGATGACGGTGGGGTCGGCGTGGCTAGATGCCCACAGGACGGCGCTGGCGGCGCCGCCGGTGGCGAGAGTGAGGACGCTGCCGGAGAGCATCAAGGCGCTGGCGTCGGTGGCCTTCTGGCTCATCGGGGGCCGGCCGGGCTGCGGCACGGGCGGAGCACTCCCGACGTCGGGGAGCGGGCTGTCGTCGCGGTAGGAGGTGGGTGTCGAGAGCTCGTCCAGGGCGGCGAGGATCTGCTCGGCTTGCTGGCGGGCTGCGAGGCGGTCGGCTTCGGTGGTCATGCTCGTCTCCTGTTCAGGCGGCTTCGGAAAGTTCCGTGGGGTCGGTGGGGGTGTCTGCGTGATCGGGGTGGGCCCAGATGCCGCGGCCGACGTCAACGGCGCGGCCCTCTCGCTTGAGCCGGGTGAGGGCGTTCTTGACGGCGCTGACGGTGAGGCGGGTTTCCTGGGCGATGACGTTGCGGCCGACGGGTCGGGCACGCTGCAGGAGGAACGCGGCGACCTTGTCGTCGCTGCCTGCTGGGGCTTCGGCTGCGATGGCTGCCGTAGCGGCCGCGATCGGGTCTGTGAGGCCCGCGGAGGCGGTGGGGGTGGCTTCTGCGGGCAGGGTGACGGTCTCGCCCCGCAGGCGCGCCGCGAGACGCTCCAGGCGCTCGCTGTACGCCTTGCCAGCGACGGCTGCCGCGGAGGCTTCCAGGGTCGGCGTGGTGCCGGTGGTGGCCCAGTGGGCGGGGTCACGGTCGAAGTGGGCACGGAACTGGGCTTGCCGGTTGTCGGGGCCCTTGATGTAGCCGAGGCCGGCGGTGGATGTGCCGTCGGGCCAGTACATGGGCAGCTGACTCGGGTTGACCTCCCATCCGGGCAAGCCGATGGAGTCGGTGAGCGCGGACGCGGTGCGGAACATGACCGTGTTGCCGGACTGCAGCTGCTCGCGGATGTCGGTGGACTCCGGTCCGGCGCCGAACATGTTGGCCTTGGGGCCTTGGAAGACGAGGCGGAGCTTGATGCCGCACTTGCGGGCCATCAGAACGATCTCCAGGACGAGGGCCACAGCGCCCGGCAGTGCGAGAACGCGGTGCGCCTCATCGATGGTCACGGAGATCAGCGGGTCGGGGTCGCCGACGACGAAGTGGTCCCGGCCGCGAAGGGTGCGGCCCTTGTGGTCGGTCCACTCCATGAGGGAGTAGCGGCCGGACCGCTCGTACATGACGTTGCGGATGGCGTAGAGCTGGGCCAGCCCGCCCTGGGCGGTGTCCTCGTACCAGTCGACGGCCTCCCGCCAGCGGGGCAGGGACTGCCCGCCCTGCGGGTCGCAGACGATCGACACGATCCCGTTGTGGCGTTCGGTGCCCAGCAGCATGTCGAGGAAGCGGGACTTGCCGCCATCGGTGGCGCCGTAGACGACCGTGTGGACCGGGCCGGACGGCTTCCAGAATGCGTACCGGGCGGGCTTGCCGTCATAGAAGATGCCGACTTCGGCCTGCCCTGTGGCCGTGTTGAGGATCTGCGGGCCAGGGTAGGTGGTGCCGTCCTGCAGGGGGTTGCGGTTGAAGACGGCGATGATCGCGCGGCGTGCGGACTGCCCGACAGCCTTCTCAACCTGCACCATCTCTTCGGGCAGGTCGAGGGCGCCGGCGATGTCGCCGGTGGCGGCTACCGCCTTTCGCCAGGTGCCGCTGCTCAGGACGATGACGGCGGTCCAGCCGTAGTCGGTGGTGATGACGTCGACCAGCTTGGAGCCGGGCAGTGGGCCGTCAGAGCGGGCGACCTTGTCCTGCCAGTCCTGCAGCTGCTGGCTGAGCGCGGGGGCAGGTGCGGCGGTCCGCTTGCCGCGGCGCCACCAGTACACGCCGTGTCCCAGACCCCAGGCGACCAGCAGGGCCGGGTAGGGGCTGTGGCCGAGCTGCAGACCGCCGGTGGCGGCCATGGCAGTAACGAGGCCGCCTCCGGTGGTGACTGCGGAGGCTGCGGCGATGAAGTCTGCACGACGCGGGAGCCGCTTACGGAGGCGCTTCTTGCCGATGCGGGCGTCCCAGCGGCCCCAGGCGATGGTGGTGACGGCTCCAGCCGCGGTCGCGGCGACCGCGGTCTTCCATCCGTCGGCGGGCACGGCGAGGACGCTGCCGGCGATGGCCTGGGTGGCGGTGGCGTAGAGGGGGGCCATGCCGCGGCGGGTGCGGTAGGCGGCACGCAGCGCGCGCCGGGCGGCCTTAGTGCTGCTGCGGGAGGAGCCGCGCTTGCCGGTCACCGCGCGGTCGTCTGCGGTGGTCTTCTTGACGGTGATGGTCTTCGGCATGGCGGCTGCTACTCCCGTGGTCTTGTCGGCGAGGGGGCGGGCTGGGCGGCCCCGGCTCTTGGCCGGGGCCGCGTTCGGGTTACAGGTCGGCGGTGTACGCCTGCTTGGAGGCCATGCGGCCGCCGGTGGCGGCGACGGCTTCCTGGATGCCGCCGTGCCGGCTGTGGATGTTCTTCGAGGACTGGGCGGCGATGGCCGCGTTGTCGACGGCCGCCTGCTGCATGGCCTGGGCGGCGGCGAGCGCGGCGGCGTACTGGTCACGCAGGGCGGCGAGCTCCTGCAGGGTGCCGCCGTCGTCGCCGAACTCCAGAGCACCCGCCTGCTCGATGGCGGCTTCGATGGCGGCGAGCTGCTCGGCGGCCCGCTGGGCGATCGCGCCGGCTTCTTCGGCGGTGACGCCTGCCTCGGAAGCGAAGCGGGCGACAGCAGCCTTGAGGGTGTTGACGCCGGTGATCTCGGGGATGGTGGCGAGAGTCATGGATGCTCCTTGGGTGTCGGGTTCGGTCTCGGGGTTCTTGAGGAGGACGAGCTTGGGGCTTGCGGGCGCGGGGCCGCCGGGCTTCTCCGCCTCGGCGGGCGCCGGCTCGGGCTGGGGCTGCACGGGGGCTTCGGTGGCGGGCTTGATGCCGCGGACCTTGGCGGTGGCGCGCTTCTTCGCCTTGGGCCACTCGCGCTTGAACCCCTGCACGAAGCCCTTGATGAAGGTTCCTGTGGCGGTCAGGCCGGTGGCGGCCCACGCGGCGAGCTTGGCGCCGGTGCGGCGGCCCTTCTTCTTCGACGCTTTGGCGATGCGCTTCTTGTGCTTCGCCGACACGTCGCCGACGGCCTTGTCGATGGCGCAGGCGCAGGCGTAGGCGATCGCCAGCAGGAGGATGAGGCCGAGCATGTCAGCCTCCCATCAGCCACATGACGAGCGATCCGACCTGGGTGGCGATGAACCCGAGCGCGCTGGCGGCGCCTTCACCGAGCGATCCGGGGATCATGACGGCCAGCGGCGGGGCGATGGCGGCGAGGAGCAGGGTGCGGGTCTTCACTCCGGTCATGAAGTCGCTGATGAGCCACAGGAGCGCGGCCAGGGCGAGCGCGAACATGATGCCGAAGCCGGTCCACTGGCCGGCCAGCCCGTCGATGAACCCGTCGACGGCGGTGGTGACCCGGTTGAGGAGCTGGCCGACCGGGGTGGAGACGAGACCGATGGACGCGGTGAGAACGAGCAGTACCTGAATCTGCGGGCTCTTGATCTTTGCGGAGAGCCGGTTGATCCACGGGAGCCGGTCGGCGACGTACAGCACGCCGGCCGCTCCGAGGCAGGTTCCGCCGGTGGCGGCGGAGATCCCTGCGTCGATGATGGGCATTTCGGGGTACCCCCTTGCGGATACGGAGAGTTAGTGGTTTCCTCGCGCGCGCGTGCACGCGAGCGGGCGCGTTGGGGAGCTTCGGCTCGGCTCGGACGGCTTGAGCCGAGCCGTTGAGCCATTACGGACGGTTAGGTTTCGGTGAGGCTCTGGCGGAGCTGGTCGAGAAGCTGCGTGGCCCGCTGGGCCGCGTCTCCCTGCCGGGACTCGGGCAGCTGGGCGATCGCCGAGCGGAGCTGATCCATGGCGACCGCCAGGACCGCGTGCGGTCCTTTCGTCTCGGCCTCTCGGCGCCGGTCGCCCAGGAACTGGGCGGCCCGTGCTTGTCGCAGGGCCTTACGGGACGGGCGGCTGGCGGTCGCCACGGTGCTTGCCTCCTGTTCGCTCGGGGATCCGCAGGGGTCCGGGTCTGCTTGCCGGGTCTGCGAGCGTTCCGCTCACCGGGTCACTCACCGGGCTTGACCTGCGGCTTTGTGGTTCGGACTGCTTCCGGCAGTCTCAGCGAGGTCCAGAACCCGGGGGTGCTGGGCCTCACTGGCGGTGCCGGACTGGCCCTAATTGGCCGGGACGCTGGCCTCGCGGGTCTCGATCTCGCCCCAGATGCGGCGCACGCGGTGCTCACCGCCGATGAAGCCGGCGGCGCGGAACTCCTTCTGCGCCTGCCGGTAGGAGCGGGGCGGCTCCATGGCGTAGCGCAGCCACCGCAGGACGACTTCGAGCTGCTCGTCGGTGAGCGTCACGCCCGGCTTGGGTGTCGCGACGCCCGCGACATCGGCGAGATCTCGAAGCGTCATGGCACCCTCGACGGGGGCCTGCTCGACGCCCTCTTCGCTGTCCGTTTCGTCCACGGTCACGGGGGGTGGTGTCACGGCCTCGATTTCCGCCTTGGCCTGTGTGACACCCGTGACGCCGCGGCCCGTCACGGGTGTGACGGCGCCGGCCGTGACGGCGGGGCGTGACACGGTCAGCGCCAGGTCTCGCTCGGCGAACGCGAGGGCCGCCACACCGTGATCCTTCTCTGACTTCTGCAGCCGCTTCTCGGCCTCGGAGCGGGCCTTGTTGATTTCCGCCTGCGCCCGGGTAAGGACGTCAGCGCGGGCGATCTGCCGCTCCATCTCCGCAAGGTGCCCGGCCGTCTCGGTGAGCACATCCGTGGTGGCCTCCGAACGCAGATGCCGGGCACCGGCCGCCGCGAGGGCACGGGCATTACGGTCGGCCGCCGACTGCTCGGCGATCTCGGCCGCAGTCTCAGCATCGGCCAGCACGTTGCCGGCGAACAGGCGCAGCCCCATGAACAGCGCCGCAGCGACCGGGACGAAAGCGAACACCTGGGCGTGCCCCAAGATGAGAAGCGTCGCTGTCGACGTGCCGACCGCCACGCCCGACAGGCCCAGCATCACCGCCATCCCGACGGTAGAACGCTGCCGGATCGCCACCTCGGACATGCGCAGCGCGCCAATCCACAGGGCGTCGTACACGAGGGCGATCGACCAGGCGGCGACCGCGCCTGCCTTCCCCTCGATCCCGATGATGTGCCCGAGCTGCCCGCCGACGGTCACGGCGACCAGCAACAGAGCGGCCAGGGTCAGCAGCTTCTCGACGACGACGAACACGTCCAGCCGGGGCGCCCGCAGGCCGGTGAGCTTCATGGTTCCTCCTTCAGGCGTGCTCGCGCCCATCAGGCGGCGGCGTGGGTGGAGAGGGCGTAGAGCTGCTCGGTGAGGCTGAGCGATCCGGGGTGCCGGGCGTCGATCCGCTCGGCCCGCTCGACAACCTCCCGCATCGCTGCGGTGTCGCCGGACAGGGCGGCGGACAGGTAGTCGGCGATGGCGCCGGCGTGAATCGAAGCGAGGGCGTCCTCGATGGTCGTGGAACGGCGGCGGGCCGCCAGGTCGACGACGGGGGCGAACTTGGGCATGACGGTGCTCCTTCGGGTGGTCAGTCCGGGTTGGGGTGGGGTCAGGCGGTCGGGGCGGCGGGGTGGGGCGTAGCGCTGAGCTCGTTCGGCGCCAGGTCCAGGAACAGGACCGTGAAGTTGCCGTACAGCTCCTTCAGGTGCTGCATGATCGTGTTGACGGTCGACATCCGGGTGTGGACACCGGGGACGGCCGGAACCGTGGCGCTGGTGGTGATCTGCCTGCCGCTGTCGGTGAGGATCGTGGCGAGCCAGTAGTACGTCACGCTGTCGGGCTGGGTGGTCTGAGACATGGCTGTGCCTTCCGTTGGTCAAGCGGATGAGATGGAGAGAAGGGCCGCCCCCGGCTTGGCGGGGGATGGACACCGGGGGCGGCGGTATGGGGGTGCTAGCGCTGCGCCTGCTGGGCAGCGGCCTGGCGTGCGGCTTCAGCGGCAGCGGCGGCCTCGGCGGCGCGACGCATCGCTTCCTGCGCGGCGACGTCAGCGTCGGTCAGCTCGGACGGCGACATCGTCACCACCCCCGCTGCGAGATCGCGCGGCGGCGGGCAGGCGTACCGGCCGGCGGGAGCGGCGGGTACACGACCGGCTCGACAACCAGGGCGCCTGAGCCGCGCTTGATACCGGCCGCGACCAGACGGCGAGACGAAGACGGGGTGCGCTCAGTCATCACGCCACCGCCTTGCTGGCGACGGCGGCCAGCTCGCGCACCTTGGCGGCGAACGCCTCCAGGTCGTCGGCGAACCGAATCGCCTCCGTCGGCGACAGGTCGAAGACTTCCGACCCGTCATCGAAAGCGACGACCGTCTGCGGCTTGGACCGCGGGGCGAACGAGTCGAGCCCCAGGCGGGCGTGGCCGAGGAGCCGCAGCGACGGCTCGCCACCGGGCACGACCAGGTCGGTGAACGCTCCGCAGTGCTGTACGTCCTCCAGGTGCCGCTCGTTGACCGCGACGTGGTCCTCTGTGCACCACGCTGGGCACTCGATCAGGATCCGCCGACCGTTGATCAAGGCAGGCACCATACGGGCGGTGAGGCAGTTGGGCGTGGTCATGACGCCACCGCCAGGTCGCTCGCGGGGATGCCGCGGTCGGCCACGTACTGCTCGAAGGCGGCACGGCTGATGCGGATGGTGCCGCGCCCAGAGCCGACCCGGTACGCCGCGATGTCGCCTTGGCGGATGGCGAGGTAGACGGTTTGGACGTTGATGCCGAGCGCGGCGGCGACGTCCTTCACCTTGAGAGGTCGGGCGGGAGCGGATTCACCCACCCTCGCGGTAAGGTTGTGGTGCATCGGTTTCCTCCAAGATTCGCGATGCGCGGCCCTTCCGGGCGCGGTGTTGGTAGCACCGCGATCACCCCGGTAGGGCCTTACTCGTTGCAGCACCAGAGAGCCTGCAGGCTCTGCGAACGCTGCGAACAAGGAAGACGTTATAACGACTAGGACCACCGCGCAAGGGAGTCGACGGGTAACGCGCCGTAGCTTTCCTAGACCGCAGGTCAGGAGAGTGGTCTACTGGTCCCATCAAGTAGTCAACGAAGGGGAATGATGGCTCCGCGGCACGGGAAGAACGCCTACGAACAGGTCGCTAGCGACCTGCGCGCGCAGATCACTGATGGGGTGCTGCAGGCCGGCGACCAGATCCCGTCCGAAGCCGAGCTGATGACTCACTATGGGGTGTCGCGCATCGTCGTCCGCATGGCGGTCGACGTTCTGCAGAACGAAGGGCTAGTCACCAAGAAGCAAGGGACCGGAACCTTCGTCCGCGCGCAGACTCCCCCGACCCGGCGCATCGCTGGCGATCTCTACGGCACGCGCCCGAAGGGCTCACCCGTCCAGGCTGCCGCCTCCCGCGCAGGCCAGCAGGCCGAGTGGGACTACAGCAGCAGGGCAACAGCGGCAACGAGGGCCGTTGCCGAACGCCTCGGCATCGAGCCTGGTGACGACGTCATGCGCACGACCTACACATTCTTCGCGGACGGAAAGCCGATCAAGCTATCCACGTCTTACGAACCGCTTGCGCTGACTCGGGGCACACCCATCGAGCATCCAGAAGGCGGTCCTGTAACCGGCGTCGTGCCTCGGTTCGACTACATCGGTGTTCACGTCACCCACGTCACCGAAGACGTCGTGGCGCGCGCTGCGCGCCCGCACGAGGTTGACCAGCTGGAAGTAGCTCCTGGCGTGCCCGTGTTCGTCATCACACGCACCTACTACGTCGAGGAGCGGCCAGTGGAGACATGCGACATCGTCGTGGCCGCTGACCGTTACGCACTCTCGTACACCATTCCGCTACCGCCCTACGTGGAAGAGTCCACCGGCTAACAACCCGCATGCAGCGACACTGCCGCACTGACCCCAGGCACGCGAAAAGCGCCCCGCGCCGGTCTCACCGGGCGGGGCGCTTGGACGCTAATTCGACGATGACCGCCTCTGTCTGATCTTCTCCCGATACTTCGCCGCGTGGATGGGTTCGCACGCTTTGCAGGATCTCTGACCCCGCCTGTTGACACGCGTGTTGTCGGCGTCGTATTCGTGACCACGCGGACAGTGCGTGCGGGCCTTTTGGGGCGCCCCAGGGAATCCCCGCCTCGTGTTCTCTCGCAGAGTCACCGGCTCAAGGTGGTCTGGATTCACGCAACTACGGACACGGCACAGATGATCCAGACAAAGGTCGCCCGGTATCTCACCCTTCAGAAGTTGATAGGCCACACGATGCGCAAGTCGCACGTTGCCGTCTACCGAGATCTGTCCGTACCCCGCTGCAGTGAGATGTGCAGTCCAAAGCCAGCAGCTCTCAGTCTTCTTTACCCTTCCCCAGAATCGCTCTTCAAGCGTGGGAGGGGTGGGCACATGTGTCGGGCTTCCGTACTTAGCCCACCGGTGATAGTGCGCTTTGCACCACCCTCTAGCACCAGTTGCTGGCTTGCCGCAGATGCTGCAGTTACCCTTAGCCATATCGACTCCCATCCAGTCGGCCACCCCGGACACGGTGACCGCGGGTCCGGGGAACCCATTTTCCCAAATTCGGCCAACCGTTTCTGGCATTTCCTCTACGCCGCAGACCTTCTCGATGCATCGTCGTTGAGCTCATTGTCGGTCCAGCATCCGCCGCATTCGCTGCACCGGTTGTACAGATCGTGGTCGGTCTTCGTGAGGCAGAGGCTGGAGCATCGCGGGCAGGGCCGGCTGATCGGCCTGGTGCGTTCCTTCACGCGGGCGATGCCGTGGATGAACATGGCCATGGACTTCAGTTCGGCGTGCATCTCGCCGGCCCAGCCCTGGGTGGCGGCCCACGAGGTTCGGCGGACCAGCCATGCGGCGAGCGCCGCCTCGGTCCACGCCGCCGGGCGCTTGAAGTCTCGGGAGTGACGGCGCGGGTGCTCCTCGAGGATGACGCGGCACCAGTCGCCGAGGACACCAATCAGGGGGCGCCGGCCTTCCTGGTCGCCGTTCGGGTCTCGGATGTCGAGGGTGGCGGCGGGGCCGAGGAAGTTCAGGACCTCCTCGCGTGGCGGGATGGGCGCGGATGTGTTCTTGCAGGTGACGCGGCCTGCACTGCCGGTGCGTTCGCGCTGCATGGACCCTTCGCGGAGGACGATGAGGGCGGCGGGGATCTGGTTCAGCCAATGCCTGATCTGGTTGACGCAGGGCTGGCAGATTTGCAATCCGGCTTCGATCTCCCACTGTCGGAGCGGAACGGGGTCCTTGTGCTCGGTGATGCAGTGCTCGGTCACGGCGTTCTCCGATCGGGCGGTGCGGGCGTGCGGTCAGGCGGAGGGCTGGGCGTGGGTGTGGGGTCGGAAGCGGCCGTTGCAGTACGGGCACCAGGTGCGGCCGTCGTCGGGCTGGTCGGTCACTGCTGTTCCTTGGGTTTGGTGACGTAGGCGAGATCGATGTCGAGCCAGGCGATGAGGGTCACGAGGGCGTCGGCGTCCGGCCGGTGACCGTCGGCAAGGCGACTGAAGGTGCTACGGGACAAGCCGAGTTCGGCTGCGACGTCACGCCACGAACGGCCTGCCTGGGTCCGCTTGTAGTCCAGGTGGGCGTATAGCTCAGGTACGTCGAGTTGATAGGCGCTCACGGCTGCTCCTGCGGGTTGGGGGTGGCGGTCGGCTGGGGTCCGGGACAGATCCACGGGTAGGGCGGCGGTACGTCTGCTGCGCGGCATGCGGGGCAGTCCTCGGCGTTCGCCCTGCCGCCGATGTGGACCGGCGGTTCGACGGGCGGCTCGGGCGCCTCGAGGGCGGCGAGGACGTGGCGGCGGACGTCGTCGGGGCAGACGTGGTCGTGGCTGGGGTGAGGCTCGTCGCACAGGTCGTCGAGGGCTGCGCGCACGCGCTCGACGGCGGCTTCGGCGTGGTCGGCGCGGGTGGCCTCGCTCGTGGCTTCGGCCTGGGCCTGGAGGAGGGCTTCCCTCGTCCAGTCGAGGTCGGCCCGGAGTTGCTCCACCTCGGTGCCGAGGACGCGCAGTGCGGCGTCGGCGTGGGCGTACCAGGCGGCGCGGGCGTGGTCCCATTCGGTGCCTTCGGCGAGGAACGCTTTGGAGCCGGCGCGCCCGGCAAGCGCCTCGGCGATCTGGTCCCGGAGGGTGTCGCGGCTCTCAGCGCCCGTCTGCGGCCCGTTCGGCCCCCCGGGTCGCCGATCTGTGCCCGCGATGGGGGGTTCGGGGCTCTGAGGGGCCTTCAGGGGCGTTCCTGGGGCCTGTTCGGTGGGGTGGGAATCTCCGGTCACGACTCGCCTCCAGGTTCTGTCATGGTTTGGGGTGCTTCGAGGCCGAGTTGGACGGCGGCCAGGTGCACGGCGTCGGCGATGGACAGTTCGCCGTCGCTGGCGGCACGGATCGCGAGGGCCCGGACGTGGATGTCGTCGGCGAGCTCCTGCTGCTCCGGCGTGAGGACCGGCCGCCCCCGCCGGTTGCGCTTGGACTTGGGCCAGTCGGTCATGCGGCGGGCTCCTTCGGCTGGACGGGTTCGGCGAGGACTTGGGCGAGGACCCACACGGGCACGGTCTTGGCTCCTCGGGTGCGGGCGGCGGCGATGATGCGGGCGAGTGCGGCGATCTGCTTGCCGTGCTGGGTGCGCAGGTCTCGCCTGTAGGGGCGGCGCGGGCCGCGGGCCAGGTGTCGCAGCCCCTCCCGGAGCCGTGCAGCCTCGGCAGGGCTCAGGCGCCCGTCCTCGGCCCTGTCGGCGAGGTTGAGTAGCTGGGCGAGGGTTGGAGCGTCACGACGGCTCACAGCGTCTCCAGGACGTCGTCGACGGGGCGGTGGTCGGGTATGTGGCGGCGGGCGTAGCTGCGGCCGTGGTCGACGGGGATGGTGCGGTCCTCGGCGGTCGGCCCGTGGAGGTCGAGGAAGGCCCGTTCGTCGGCGTCTGCTGCGGCGAGTTGCCGGTCGAGCTCGGCGTCGTCGGGCCAGTCGCACGGGCCGGCATCCCACGGAGCGGTCATGGCTGGGGCTCCGTGACGACGTCGACGAGGCGGTCGGCGGGGAAGGCGTGACGGACGCCTTGCTCGTGGTCGATGATCCAGATCCAGTCGCGCTTCCGGCGAGCCTCCGCGGCCGCCCGGATGACCGCGTCCGGATCGGCAAGCCGCGTACACGACACGGTCCTCACGGACGTGTCGGTGGCCACGTAGGTGTATGTGACGCGCATGAGGACGTTCACGGTCTTCTCCTTGGTGTGCTTGGCTTGGGGTGGCGGCCCGCCCCGACTGGACCTCGGGACGGGCCGTCGTGCGTCACGGGGTGGTCAGGCGGCGGCGTCGCGGATCGGGTGGTCCAGTTGGGCAGTGGTGGGGTACTCCCAAAGCCACAGAGACTTCGCCCCCCTGGCCGGGTGTTCCGCGTCTCGGCGGGTGCTCCAGGTGCCGCCTCCGCTGGAGCCGGCCGTCTCGGTGATGCGGGTCCAGCCGTCGAAGCGGTAGATGTTGCCGGGGTGCCGGGCGTTGTCGGAGTAGGCGACCGCTGCCACGGCGGGCCAGTACGGCCAGGCAGGTGCCCCGATCTCGCGCCACAGGCGCAGCATCACGCGGGTTGCCCACCTGCTGTCGGGTCGGGTGCAGAGGCGGGCCAGCTCGACTACCTGGCCGCGGCCATATCCGGCAACGGTGCTACTGACGGTCGAGGCGCTGACAGCGATGGAGATGGGTTCGCCTGCAACGTCGAGTCGCCATGCCTGGGCGCCGAAGGGGCGGGTGTTGATTCCGAGGTAGTGGCCCCAGTCGGCGAGGACTGCGTTTGCGGCATCGAGTTCGGTCTCGAAGAGGCCGACGGCTGGGGCGGTTATGGCGGCGAGGTCCAACTGCATGGCAGCGACCATCAGAGTCTCCTTGGGCGGGTCTTGGCGGCGGTCAGGCGGCGGGGTTGCGGAGGGCGGGGTAGGCGGGGGTGTGGCGGCTGACGGTCCACTGGTGGCCGCAGCGGCAGGTCATGCGGCGAGGTGCCGGTGTTCGTCGGGTAGGTCGGCGTCGCAGTAGAACCCGATGGAGAGGTGCAGGCCGTGGTCCACCACGACCCTCCACACAGCGATCGCGGTGCAGGCGGGGCGGCCGTCCTGCTGCCGCTGGTGGTTGGTGGTGCACGCTTCGGGCATCGGAGAGTCGCCCATCGTCCAGCCGTCCTCGCAGTGGAAGACGCGGACCGTCGGGCCCTCATCGGGGTCGTCTTCTTCGATCTCGTCGGCCGTGGACTCGCAGCCGTCGTGGATGTAGAACGGGTCGCCGGCCTTGATGCCGCAGGCGCAGCACTGGAGGAAGTCGCCGGACTCGTGGGTCTCGGGGTCGAACCAGCTGCCGAAGTGCAAGCTTTCGGTAGCGCCGCAGTCCTCGCACACGATCGGACCGGTGTAGCCATGGTTGCGGGCGATGTCGGTGGTGGTGGTCACGGGTTCTCCTTGCTGAGGTACTTGCGGGCTCGGGCGATGGCGGCCTGCTCGTGAATGCGGGCAGTCACGTGCTTGTCGAAGATCGGCGAGTTGGCGGCCGGCTCGGGCGGTATGGCGCGACCGGGCACGATCTGCCAGCCGCACGTCCAGACGTGCCGGCAGTTCGGGCAGCGGTAGCCGGCGATGATCCCGTCGGCGCCGTCGCGAAGTGCGGACTCCGGGAAGACGTCGTAGGTAGGGCAGCTCTCGCAGGCGTCGGCGTAGAGGGGGTTGTGATCGGTCACCAGATCGCTCCTGTCGGCGAGTAGCCCGTGAACTGGTCGGCATCGATGGGCTTGTAGGAGATCCACGGCCACTTCTCGCCCTGCTTGATGAAGTGCGGCCAGTCGCGTTCGTCGCGCATGCCGCGCCAGGGGACGACGCGCCGGCCGCGGGCGCCTTCGGTGTTCTGGGCGGACTTCTCGTCCTCGACGGGGCGGAGACCGAATCCGAACTCGGGCCAGCGCATCCACAGGCTGGAGCCGAGCGGCCGGAGGGATCGGGGGCCGAGGCCGTTGCCGTGGGGGGCGTGGGCCTCCATGAGGACGGCACACCCGGCGGTGGCGCGGGCGTCGTCGATGACGACGGACACCTTGCGGGCGAGCTCTTCGTCGTTCGGGTTGCCGGCGTGGAGGCGGTAGACGGGGCCGATGATCAGCACGTCGGGGTTGATCCTCTCGACGCGCCGCATCATCCAGGCCCGGTCTTTGGAGCGGGTGAGGTCGAGACCCTGGGGGCGGCACTCGATGTGGAACATGCCGCGGCGAACGGACTGCTCGAGACCGTCGGCGGCAGCCAGCAAGGGCCGGAACTTGCGGCGGCTGGAGGCGGCGCTGTTCTCGCAGTCGAGAGTGAGGACGCGGACCGGATCGATGAGCTCCCAGGTCTTGAACGGGTGGATACCAGCGGCGAGGGTGACGGACATCTGCCGCAGCAGCGTGCTCTTGCCGCCGCCTTCAGAGGCGGTGAGGATCAGCCGGTCCTGCCGCTCGAGGAGACCGGGCACGACCCAGTCGTAGGTGTCTTCGTGCTGGACGAAGTCGAGGATGTCTTCGACGGGCAGGTCGTTGCCGGTCTGTCCGCGGTCGCGGATGTCGCGGGCGGCAGCGATGGTGCGCTCCAGCAGCTCGCCGGTGGGGCCGTTCATGCCGTAGGCGTCCTGGAGACCGGCGGCGTGGTGCTTGATAAGTTCGCGGCGGCGAGCGTGCCCTTGGATGATTTCGACGTAGTCGAGCGCATGGTCGGGGTGGGAGATCGGCATGGTGCGTGACGTGATCTCGAACAGGTACGTAGCGCCACCGGCCCGCTGAAGGTCTCCCCTCTCGCTGAGGAACTTGCCGAGGGTGATGGGGTCGATGGTCTGCCCGAGGGCGTACATCTCGGTGATGCCGTTGAGGATCGTCTCGTGGGCGGGCTTGTACATGTCGGCCGGGTCGAGGTTGGTGACGACGGCCTTGCATACGTCGCGGTCGAAGAAGCAGGCGCGCAGGGCGCTCATCTCGGCGACGAGGTCGTGGGGCGGGGTTCGCTCGAAGAGGCCGGGTTCGTAGTCGGCGGGCGGTTCGAGGTCGATGGTCATTTAGAAGATTCCTCGCTCTTCGGGTGTCTGGCCTACGGCGCGGAGGTGGGGGCGCGCGAGGTGATGCGGGGTGCCATCGGCCGGCTTTGGCGGCAGTTCGCCCCAGCCGCGCATGAAGTAGCGGGCGGAGTCGATCTGCGGGTTGCGGGCGACAGCGCGGGTGGCGTGGTCGACCATCGCGGGGATGCCGCACTTGGTGATGAGCGCGATGACGGGGAACCAGCCGTCGCCCTTGAAGGGCCAGCGGACGCGGATTCTGGACTGGCTGAGTGCGTCGACGAGCGGGCGGGCGACGTCAGGGATGCCGTATTCGTCGGCTCCGTCCGGCCGCTTCGGCGCCTCTTCTTGCTTGAGGGGAGAAGGGGAGAAGGAAGAGGGGGTAGCCCCGGCTCCTTCAGAGTGAGCCCCGGCTCCTTCTGAAGAAGCCCCGGCTACCCCTTCGGGGGGTTGAGGGGTAGCCCCTGCTCCCCCATGGGGTAGCCCCTGCTCCTCCTCAGGGGTAGCTGTAGCTACCCCTTCGAAGTCGGGGATCCGGAACGTCATCCGTCTCCCCGGCACTGCGTAGAGAGTCCGGCCGTCCTTCCCCTTGCCGATCGGGACACGAAGTTCCCAGCCGGCCAGAGCCAAGCGCTTGAGGGCATTACGGACGACGTCGGTGTCCTTGGCGGCGGTCCAGCGGACCAGTTCCTCAAGAGTCACCGCGCTCTCCCGGGTGACGTCGCTGGCGTCGTCTGCGATCTCCAGGGCGACCGCACGCTGAAGACCGGCGATGCCCGGACCGAGCGCCTCGCGCAGTTGGCGGCGGAGCTTGTAGCCCATCGGGATCTCTTCTCTCAGGAGCAGGGTCAGGCGGGGCGGCGTTGCTAGCGGGGTGTGGCGCGGGGCCGGCGGCGGGCGGTCACGCGGCGGCCGCCGGCCTTCGGTTGCGGTCCTTGGAGATCAGGTCGCGGATGTACTTCTCGCTGCCGCCCATCTGCCGGGCGATCGACGCCTCCGACTCCCCGAGCGCCAGGAGGTGCCGCACTTCGGGAAGGCGAAGTGAGTCGCGGCCGTTTGCGGCCATCGGGCGGTACGGCTCGTCGACGTCCGGCTTCGCGGAGGGGTCGTCGATCGTGTCTGCGGTCCAGGCGAACGGCCCGTGCCAGTCGCGCTTGGTGGCGCGGGTGCGGTTGGCGAGGAACTTGCCTGGGGTCCAGCGGAGCCGCTTGTACAGGGCGTCCATGGCGTGGGCGGTTGATGCGAGCACTAGGCCGCTGTCGCGGTGGAGGATCAGGCTGAGGGAGTCGGCGTGCAGTCCAAGCTCGGCGGCCATGTCGACGACTCGGTGCCCGATGCGATAGAGGGCTCGGCCGCGGCGGATGGTGCCGGTCGCGTCGAAGTAGGCACGGCCGGGTACATCGGTGGGCTCGGCGGGGAGGGTGCGGATCGCGGCCGCGCTGTCAGGGTTGAGACGCTTGGCGTGTCCGCTGAGGAGGTCGACGATGGTGGTCTCGCTGATGCCGGCTTGCTCGGCGATTTGACGGCGGCTCCAGCCGAGGTCGGCGTAGCGGCGGACTCGGTCGGCGTAGGGCCCGGCGTCGACTCGTTTCGGCCCGGTGCGGTAGCGGGTGACGCGGTACTGCTTGCAGTAGGCGGCATTGGCGGCGGCACATTCGGGGCGGCGGCAGCCGGCGATGTAGCAGCGGCGCTCTCCATGCTGGGGAGGGGGCTTGCGGGTCACTGTCCGGTCTCCTTCCGGGTCTGGGCGGGGATGCGGGCGATGTGCTGGCAGGTCTGCAGGGCGTCGGTGTCGGTGCCGGGCTGGTTGTCGGGTGCGGCGGGGATGCGTTCGGTCTCGGGCCGGTGGGGGCGGAGGGCGCTCACGTAGATCGCGACTGTGAGCCAGACCCCGACACCCCAGGCGAACGCGCCGAGGAGGGGAATCACGCGGCTGTCTCCCGCCTGGCGGCTTGCCGCTGCTCGGCTATGACGAGGCCCTTGACGCTCATGCGCCAGACGGAGATGCGGTGGCCGTGGGTGGAGGCGAGGGTGGAGGGGACGACCCGGCCGGTGTGCTCGATGACGCCGGCGGTGCGGAGGCTGTTGATGACGGCGCCGAGGAAGCCGTGCGCCAGCGGGGGCAGCACGTCGCGCAGGTCGTTCGCGGACCATTCGTCGTGGCGGGTGCCGAAGTGGAAGACGGCCTGCTCGACGAGGAAGCGGTCCCATTCGGACTGGTCGGCGAGGTCTTCGAGCAGCAGGTCCTTCTCGGCCGCGGCGAGACGCTCGGCCGGGGTGAGGGAGCGGGTCATGACGGTGTCCTCTCGCTGTGGGACTGTGGAGGGGTGGGCCGCCCGCGATTCCCGCGCGGGCGGCCGGGTTCTGCTAGTCGACGAGCTCGCCCTCGATCGGGTCGTCGTAGTCGCCGTCGGTGGAGCCGGGCGACGGGGCGGGGATGGTGGCCAGCTGCTCAGGGGCTTCGGCGGCGACTTCCTTCGCGGCACGCAGCTGCTCGCGCATGTACTCGGCCGACGTCGGCACCCACTTCGTGAGCCGGTGGGCGGCCGTCTTCATCCACATCGCTTCCTCGTCCGTGTTCCACGGGGACCAGGACTTGTCGGCACTGTCGGACTTGGCCCTCGCCTTGGCGATGTGGCCCTTGTTGAGGACGACGACCTTGGAGGTGGCCCCGTCCTTCATGACGGCGTAGGCGTAGGCGAGGCGGAGCTCGCCGCGGTCTTCGAGGTCCCAGTCGATGTCGTGCTGGGGCCGCTCGTCGACGCCGGGCTTGTACGTGAACGTGTCTCGGGTGCGGACGACTTCGACGATGACGGAGGACACGGCGCCGGCCCGGTACATGAGCTCAATCTCGCCCTGGTAGCCGCGGACGCCGGTGACCTCGGTGCACCGCTTGCTCTTGTTCCAGCGGGGGACGAGGTAGTACTGCTCGGTGCCGGGTTCGAGGCCGAGCCGGGCGGCGTCCATGAGGACGGCGAGGAACTGGCCGACGTCGTTCTGTGCGGCTTCCATGAGCTTGGGGTCGCGGCGGAGCATGCCTTGGGTGGTGCGGACCCAGGCGCCGACGCGGGCCTGGAGGTGGCTGGGCATGACGAGGGCGAAGCTGTCGCGGTACTGCTCGATGACGGCGCCGGGCGAGGTGTCGCGGGTCGCTATGACGTTGCCGATCTGGCTCATCGGTTCTCCTGGGGCTGTGCGGTGGAGTAGGTGACGCGGGCGGTGCGGGTGCGGAGGACGCGGTTAACGGTTTCGCTGACGGCCTTGCGGAGCTCTTCGATGAGTTCCTGTCGGACGTCGTCGGTGAGGTTGTCTCCGGTGGCGACGTGTACGGCTGCCTCCCAGTCGCCGGTGACCGACTGGAATCCGAAGGAGGGCCCGACGAGAAGGTCGGCGGCGTCGATGGCGGCCTCCCACTCGCGGATGGTCGCGGGCCGCAGGTGGTGGTTGGCCATCAGCTGGTGCTCCTGTAGGGCTGGAGGGCGAGGGTGGTGCCGTCGGGGTTGACGGTTCGGTAGGCGATGCGGCGGCCTTCGCAGACGGCGCGGTAGCCGTCGCCGATCCAGTCGAGGACTTCGCCGCGGACCTTGGTGAGCTCGGTCGCGGCCTGCTGGTGCGCTGCGTAGGCGTCGTCCCAGCGGATGACGAGGCCGAAGGGGATCTCGACGTCGCGGTCTTCGCGGCCGGCGGGCTGGACGCGGATGGTCTGGTAGGTGGCGTCGGCCCCGTCGATGTCGGGCCGGTTGCCCTGGCGGACGTCGTCGAGGAACCGCTCGGCAGCGTCGCGGAGGATCTTCGCGTCGCTTGGGTCGTACTCGATGACGTACTCGCGGTAGTCCCACCCGCCGATGAGGACGGCGACGTGGCACACCTGCAGGCCGAGGGTGTCGAGCTGCCACTGGACCTGGCACCGGTAGTAGACGGGGATCTCGTCGCTGCCGGACGGGCCCCAGTCGTCGCCGAACGGCGACGTCTTCACCTCCAGCAGCTCGACGACCTTGCCGCGACTCGTGTAGGCGAGACGGTCCGGGGTGGCTCGCTGCCAGTCCCGGTCGGCGTGCCGCCAGGTGCCGGCGGCCTCGATGCCGTAGCCGTCGTGTCCGTCGAGCCACTTCTGGGCGACGGCCTCTTCGAGGCGGTTGCCCCACTCCATGGCAGGCGACGGCTCGAACGGCGGGGTGGGCAGGCCGGCCTTCTTGTGCCACAGGCTGAAGCGCGACTGCCACGGTGAGAGGCCGACGACGGCGGCGATCTCGGTGGCGGTGATGCACAGCCCGCCGCGGGCCTGCTCCCACTCCGGCGTCCCGGGCGTGTAGCTGCCCAGCAACACACCGGTCGGGGTCTCGACGGTCGTCACGCGGCCACCTCGCCGCGGGCGATGGTCTTCAGCTGGTCGATCCCGTCGTCGTGGTACTTGGCGAGGCGGACGGCGGCGACAAGCTCCGGGTAGACCTCGACGAGCTGCGAGGCGTTCACGAGGTCCGCGCACTCGATCGCGCAGATGAGATGGCGCCTGAAACGACCAGGCTGCGCGCCGCCGTCGTGGCCGAACATGAACAGCACATGCCGGGCGGTTTCGGTGGTGATGGTGGGCTCGGTGGTGTCCATGTGCCCTCCTCAAGGGTGTGGTGGGTGGGGCCCTCGGCGGTGTGGCGGGTGTCGAGGGCCTGGGTGGGGTGGGTGTCAGGCGGCGGCTTGGGGGTCTTTGGAGCTGACGAAGATGCCGGGTGTCTCGTAGGTGATGCGCTCGTACAGATCGGTGATGTCGAGGCTGGTGTCGGCGCGGAGCTCGTCGGCGGATCGGGTCCAGTCGGTGAAGTCGGCGATGGTCTGCGCGATGAACTCGGCGTCGTGCTCGTCCTGGCAGGCAGCGATGAGGAGGCCGGAGTGGTGGGCGACCCGCCAGTGGTCGTGGCCTAGCCCGGAGCAGTGGGCGACGTCCGGGATCTCGTAGACGAGGAGGCCAGGCACGGGCTCGGTGGCGTCGACGGTGTACCGCTGGCTGACGTCGCGAACCGGGACGGTGTGCTGGATGACGCGCATGGTTCTCTCCAGGAGGTGGTGCGCCGGGTCGGGGGCCGGTGCCATCCGCCGGCCCGGCGAGCTGTTAGGTGTGCCGGACGGGGCCGGCGACGGGCGCGTCCCAGAGGGGCCGGACGTTGATCGGCTGGGTGGCCTGGTCGGCGCCGTGGCTGGTGTCGCGCACCGCGGGCGGCACGTCGACCGCCTCCCGGCTGGCGAGCTGGGCGAGGCGGTCAGCCACGGTGCACCTCACCGTCGCCGAAGTCGCAACCGCCGGTGTGCGCAGCCGCCTTGATGCACTGGCGACCGTGGGCCGACTCGGCGATGTCGCACCGCTCGACGAGGACCATGCCGCGCGGGATGCCCGCGTCACGGGTCGCTGCGGCGAGGGCGAGCGTCGCGTGGACCTGCGCCTCAGCGACGCTCCGGTCAGTGCGGTACTCGTCCCGCAAGAGGCGCTCGGCCTTGCGGTAGTGCTCGGGTCCGGTCATCGGGTTCCCCCAGTGGGTTTCGAGAGGTGGCGCCCCAGTGCGAGGAGCGCGATGGATGCGGCGGCTGCGGCGGCGACGGCCGTCCAGGCGGCGGTCACCGCGGGTCCCCGTACAGGTCGTCGGGGATGTCGACGAAGCCGGCCAGTATCGACGCGACGGTGTCGGGGTCGGTGATCCAGGCGGGCACGCGGCGCGGGGCCAGGTCCAGGGCGCGGAGCAGTAGGTCCCCGACCGGGGCCGGTATGACCGGCAGCTCCGACAGCAACTCCGACACCACCGTGTCCGTGCGGGGCGTCATGAGACGGCCGCCTTGGTAGTCGGAGTGGCGAGCTGCTGCAGGCCGTAGCGACGGACCTTGTCGTACCGGCGGATGCCCGCGACGACCGCGTGGCAGGCCCACAGGAACCACCAGTCGTAGTCGCGGAGGTCCCACTCGGAGACGTCGTCGAAGTTGAAGCCAGCGACGCGATCAATGCTGACCTTGTGCTGGGTCCCGTTCTCCTTGCGGTGCTGGTCCCGCCAGCGAGCCGCTTCCCACGTAGCGCCGACCTGAGGGCCGCTCTTGCCGCACGTGCACTTCGGCATGTACTTGGCGCCGTACTCGAACTCGTACAGGACGCGTCGCGCCTCGTCCTCGGTCTCCAGGTACTCGCTGCCCAGTACGTCCTCGTGGACGGCCTTGCCGATACCGCGCGGCGCCCAGCCCTCACGGATGCCTTCGACGACGCGCTCCTTGACGAGTCGCTCGACGATCTCCCGGTCGTACTTGGTGACGCTGTCGCGGTCGCTGGCCAGCTTCTCCGACCAGTACTGCGGGTTGATGTCGATGGAGCCGTCACGCCGGAGGCCGGTGCGGAAGAACTGGAGCATGTCGTCCATGCGGCGGAAGACGTAGCTCTCACCGTCGCCGGAGAACACGAGCTGACCCGGGGTGGTGATGATCTCGAACCAGTAGAAGCCGTGGCCGGGGGTCCTGAAGAGCAGGTGCCGGTACAGCCCTTCGTCGTGGAGGACGGTCATCTGGTGGCCGGCGGTCTCCCGCTCGAAGCGGGCGGCGATCTCCGGGTAGTCGGTCATGTCGTACCTCCGGCGGTCTCGTTGCGGGCGGCGGATCGGGTGGCCTTGCACTCGTCGATCCGGTGGGCTAGCCACGCGTCCCACTCCGGATCGCCGGACTCGGTCGACACGGGCGCGTCGGGGTGGGTGACGAGGTACACGTCGAGGGCGTAGGCGATCCGGTCGGACGGCGAGTGCGAGTGAGCCCTCGCGTCACGCAGCAGCGCCTCCGCGGCCACCCGCTCGGCCGGCACGTCCAGGCGGGAAAGGTCGGCGGCAGTCATCGCGCACCGCCCTTCGGCTCGTCCCCGGCGGTGCTGCCCTGCGAGGCGGCCATGGCGAGGTCGCGGATCCGGAGCTCCGCCGAGTAGAGCCCAGCGGCGTGCCTGTGGTCCGGCTCCTGCCGCTGCATCTCCCGAAGCTCATCGGCGGCGTTAGCCAGCGCCTCGGCGCGGGCGGCGCGGCGTCCCGCCTCGAAGCCCTGCTGCTGTGCCTCACCGAGCGCGTGGGAGAGGACCTCCCTCGCCTGCCGCTCGCCATAGCCGACGTTGATCAGAGCCTGGATTACGCTCTCGCGGGCGCTCATGCCGCCACCGCCTTTACGATCAGGCCCGGGTTGTGGGCGGCGAGCGTCTTGTTCGCGCGGTGCAGCTCGGAGAGGGCCTGCTCGCGGTCGGCCTGGTCCTCGTGCCGCAGCAGCGCCGCACCGACCGGGGCGTGGAAGCGAGCCGCGTCCGACGCCGCGAACTCCGCGTCGGCCACCGTCTGCATGACGGCCATGGGCAGGCACATCGCGGTCCGGGTGGCGACAGCGTCCGGCACCGGCACGGGCACCAGGGACGGGATCAGGGAATGGGATACTCGGGACACTGGGTCCTCTTCTCTCTCGCAGTCTGGTTGCGTGTAGAGGGGTGGATCTAGGAGGGCCGTCTGCCGGTGTGTGAGAGCCCGGCGGCGGCCCGCACAGCCGACTAAGCGGCGATGGGGGTGGCTGGCTCCGCTTCAGCGGGGATGCCGAGGTACTTGGCCGTGCGGCCAACGTGGTAGCGGATGGTGCGACGACTGCTGCCTGCTGGAGCGAGATTGACGACGCACTGCTCGACGAACTGCGGGTCGTTTTCCAGGCGGTCGCGCACCCAGAAGTCGCTGACCTTGAGCCACTCCTTCAGCTCCGCCTTGGTGATCAGCGGTGTGGGGGTGATGCGCTGGTCCACGACGCCTCCTTTCAGTGAATGTGGAAATAGATCCGATGGATGTGGAACGCGCAGGCATGAGAATCACGCCGTAGCGTCAGTGAAGAGCTTGTCGATGGGCTCCTCGAGCGCCCGGGCGACCAGATCGCATGACCGGTCTTCGAACCGGTCACGCCCGCTGGGCCCGGTGGAGACCATGTGGCCGATGGTGCTGGGCTTTATGCCGTAGCCGGCCGGGTCGGCTTGCTTGGTCTTCTCGGCGAGGCGCTCGATGGACAGACCGGCCGTCGCCATCGCGTCGCGAATGGGCTGACCGTTGTCCCGTCTGTGCATGTGGGTGCCCCCTTTGGTGGCCGAGAGGTAGCGCCGCGTGACCGAATGTGGAAGCCTGGTCGGCGGCTTGTTTCCACATTCAACGCTCAATGTGGATAGATGTCAAGGGATGCGAGACGTGACTAGGGGGCTTTGCCAGGGATTCTGCATATGCCGGACGTCCACATGCGGAAATCAAAGCAGGTCAGGTGTGGTGCAGCGACTTGTGGGGAATGTGGATGATGACCCATGCTTCTACATGTGGATGACCTGGCTGCCCTCATCGAGCGCGTGATGGACGAGAAGGATTGGACGCTGTCCACCCTCGCCCGCCGCTCCGGCATCTCCACATCCACCCTGCACTCATGGAAGAGCGGCGAACGCGGGACGGGCAGCCGAGGACCGAGTCCGGCCCTCTTGCGCAAGTTCGCCGACGGCGCCGGCCTGCCGGTAGCGACAGTCTTCGAAGCCGCCGGACGCCACGTCCCCGCCGCCATGGACGACGAGTCCGAACGCCGCTTTCTGCACATGCTCCGCGCGTTGGACGAGTCTGACCGGTCTGTGCTTGAGGCGACGATGCAGGCGATGATTGAGCGTCAACGCTCCTGAAAATATGGGTAGGTAGGGCAACCCTAACCACCTTCACATTGCAGCCACCAATCTCGCTGGCATCCTTCACGCGCGGTAGTTGACCGATGTAACGTCGAGATTCCGCCGTACCTCCACCTGCGGCCGGTCCGTTCGTCAGCCGTGTCTTCATGGGGGCTCCATGTGCGCAACTGTCGTTGCGGGGGACATCGATCCGGCGGCACCTGTCTGGGACCGAGACCAGGTGTCCATCGTCATAGCGCGAAACCTCGACTACTTCCAGGCCCTTCAGCAGATCAGAGCCCTACTCGCCTTCCTCGGCGCCCCGCAAGACGGGCCCGGTGCTTCATGCTGGTGCGGGGACCACGTGGTGATCCCCGCAGGGATATGCAGCATCCCCACACAGCGAACCACCCTTCAGTGCCAGGAGGTTCATCGTGCCGGCTAAGGCCAGAAACAACCCGCGCCAGGTCCGGGTCAAGACCTGTGGATGCAAGCACTGCACAGCTAAGTACCGGCCAGGAGAGGAGCCCACCCGGAAAGACTGCACCGGGGGCTGGCAGGCCCGGTACAGAGATCCAGCCGGCAGGCAGCGGGCGAAGACGTTCACCGGCCAAGGGGCCCGCCGCAAGGCGGAAGCGTTTCTAGACAAGGTGAGAGACCAGGTGCGCAGCGGTAGCTTCGTCGACCTGGACCGGGGCCAGCTGACACTTGCCCAGTGGCAGCCTCAGTGGTGGGCGACACTGCGCATTGGCGACAACACCCGGGAGACGGCGACCAGCGTGTGGACGCGCCACGTGCAGCCGCATTTTGGGGACTGGCCGCTCGTCGCGATCGGACACCTGGACGTCGAAGCCTGGGTTGCGCAGCTCGCCTCCAAGGTCGGGCCAGCGACCGTCGAGAAGGCATTCCAGATGCTCGACCGGATGATGGGGGCGGCAGTGAGGGACCGCCGCATCATGCACAACCCGTGCGACGGGGTACGGCTACCGAAGGGCCGGCCGAGGCATCCGGACGACCTGATGCCGCCGACCTACGACCAGCTTGCGGCGATCCGGGAGCAGATGCCGTCGCACTTCCACGCGATGCTCGTCGTAGCCGAGGAGACGGGGCTGCGCTGGGGCGAGCTGGTCGGACTGCGGCGCTGCAACGTTGACCTGGAGGGTGCCGCACTGCAGGTGCGGGAGACGGTCATCCAGGTGCGCGGTGTCCCTCAACGGAAGGCGTACCCGAAGTCGCTCGCCGGGAGCCGGACGGTACCCCTGTCGGCGAGGGCGGTACACGCCCTGAAGACGCACCTGGAGCAGCATCCGGCGTCGGCTGCCCGAACGGCTCCGACGAGCGGCATGCACGCTGAGGAACTTGTCTTCCGCGGCCGCCGTGGCGGGGTGCTGGGGCGGAGCAATTTCTGGCGGCTATGGGTGCCTGCGGCGGAGGCAGCGGGCGTTGCTCGCCGGACGAAGAATCCGGTGACGGGGCGGCTTGAGTGCTGGCCACACTTCCACGACATCCGGCACGCCTTCGCGTCCCGGCTGCACAGCCTGGGCGTTCCGGAGGCAGACGCTCAGAAAATCTTGGGGCATGAGCGCGGCGCGAAAGTCACCTGGCTATACACGCATGCAAGCGCGAACTCCGTGAGTAGCGTGCGTGCGGCGCTGGACGGCGGCGGCCTGCGGGTGGTCTCGTAG